TTAGTCCGTGGAGAGGTTCTCCAAGTTCAGCTTGCCGGCCGCTTTGGGAGCGGGCGCATCCGACTGCGCTTCGGTCAGCATTCGGACAAATCCGGATGCCTGCGCGGCGTCGGCGATTCGGGGCGCGGATGCCACCGGCTTTGCGGAAAGCGCCGGGGTCAGCATTTTTTCTCCGTTGGCGACTGTCAGCGTACCTTCAAATTAGCCCGGTAGACATAGCCCGGCGAGTTGATCGGGATCGACCAGGATTCAAATGCTCAAGTCATGGGGCATGGTTTGCCTACAGGAGCCGGGGCAGTCCAGGGGCAGGCCATGCGCGTTTCTGGCAAAACAGCGTGGCGTGTCTTGGTTTTGGTTTGCCGGCGCGGATGGCAACATGGTCAAGGTGACTTGCCAGAAGCCATGGAAGCGAACTGATCCGGTGGCGGGGTCAGTATCGTTGACGTGTACGTTTGAGCAGGTGTTTGATGCTGGTTAGGTGAGTTTTACGGCAAAACGGCAAGCATATTGCTTGCCGTTTTGCATGCACCTACCGGTTAGAGTTTGATGCAGTAGAAGGGGCCGCTAGGCCGGCCATAACCTTTGTTGGCATAGAATGCGCCCGGGGCTGAGGCGATAGCGTAAAGGGAAACATCTAGCTCGGCGCCAGATTTCTCATCATTCCAGATGAGGTCTCCTGCGGAGGTCTCCGAGACGAGGTCCCTGCGGATGCAGCGGTAGTTGGGAATGTAGGGCTTGCTGTAATCGCTCTGCGCTACCGAGCCAATGGCTACATAGCCTGCCGGAGCATTCGGCAGCCAGATGGAGCCATCGCTGCTGCCGCCGCTTCCTTTGTCGGTCCATATCAGAGTGTAGTCTATCGGCAGTGCCAGCAAAGGGGCAGAGCCATCGTCATTTTCCACCTCTACCACCTGGATTGCCCCACTCCCTGATTTGCCGTGATCTCCCTGGGCATGATCGCCAATGATGTACTGGTTGGGATTCGTCGGAGCCGGACGCCAGATGCTGACATCCTTGGCGGAGCCGGTTCCTTTGTCGGTGTAGATCGGGTCATGTAGGTAGTTGGAGATTGTGGTAACGATCAATCTGGCGGATCCAGCGTTCAGGATTTGCTTCACGATTTCGGGCGAATTCATATGAAACTCCTAACGGTAAGTAAGTGTGAAATGAGTGATGTTAATTCACTCATAACTAATTTTGCATTAATTCAGTTGTTATGCCTTGTTACTTGTGACAGTTGTAAGGAAGATAAATAAATGCAAATACAGCAAGACGTCCAAGGCTTTGCCCTTGATGCGCGCAGTCTGAGGCTCGGCATGCCGGCTATGGGCAATCGTTTGCTGATATTCCCAATACGCATGTGAGGAACGTGACGGTCGTGCGGAGTGGCAAGTATCGCGCTTACTTTGGGGAGTAGGGGATGGGTGATGAAGTCGTGCTGCCGCGGGAGAATTTCCGGGCACTGCTGGAGGCGGCGGCCAAGGCTGGCGCGCGCCAAGCGTTTGATGAGGCGGGCGTCGAGTATGCGGTGAAGCTAGCCACGAGAGTAGATGGCGTAGCGGATGCTGTGCTGAAGGCGTTGGCCGGCGGCATTGTGATCGGTCTGCTGGGAGCGATCTGGGCCGTCAAGTCAGTCCGAAGCGCTTCGTGCCTCTCTTGCCGATGCAAGCAAGACGTCCGGGTAATTTCCGATTGTGACGGTATCTTGCTTGCCGTCTGCCGGTCGGCAGTACTGTAGGCGCCACGCTTTCTTGCCGTGGGGATCACCCACACAGCCAACCTGCCACCATCAGACAGCTTGATAACGGCAAGACCAGGTTTGGCGGGGTTAATCCTGGCCGTGGTAAGTGGAGCAACGAGTTTTGGCATGTTGGGATCCCGTACCGTCACGGCGCAAGCTTATACGAACAAGGCTACCGTCAAAACAGATTGATGTGTGCTGATTGCCGCTTGCCGGAAATGAAAAAGCCGCCAGTCATAGCAAGCAAACTCAAGGGTTTCGCTTACTACCGCTGACGGCTTCTTGCTGCTATTTGGCGGAGGCTGTGGGATTCGAACCCGCGGAACAATCCAGCATCCATGCGGGTTTCGCGGCGTTGGCTATTAACTTGGGGCGTATTTGGGGCAACCCATCAATCCCCATGCCGCAACCACCTCATCTAGCATACCTTCACCGCTCGTCGGATGCCACTTGCCGGCGACGCTCCCCTGGCTGTAGTTTGAAAACGTACGAATTCAAATTGCAGACCATCATGGAACCCAACCGCACCCCCTATACCCTCGACCTACTGAGCGACGAGCTCGACATGGTGATCCGCGCGCTCAAATCTGGGCAGCCGACCCTGTGGGAAGCCAAGCAACTGACCCAGCGATACCGGGAGGTTTTCATCGACCAGACTCGCGATCTGCTGCCGGCCCATGAGGGCTGTGAGCAAACCGTCGCCGGCCGGCTGCTGGTCGTTCAGGAGCTGGAGCTGGCGCTCGACCGCTTCCGCGAGATTGGCGTGTCGCCGAAAACCCGGATGCGCGATGTCCCATGCCTGGACACCGCGCTGCGCTACTCGCTGGATGAGGCCGCAGCGGGGCGCCCTGGTGGGATTTCGTTCCGATGAAATTTAAATCTTTATTTTTTTGGGGCCGTGGCTTCCAGATTGTTGTTCAAGGAGGCAGCATTATTCACAAGTCTTATCGTAATCTGAGCAATTGGTGTATCACCTTCATTGACCCAAAAATGGAGTACTCCAAGAACCTGATAAGTCTCCCCCGGTATGTAAATGTACTCGTCAATATTAGGTAGCCTTGAGAACTCAACATAGCTACTGAATAGAAAAGTGCCGTTTTCCAGTATCAAGTAAGCGTTATTCATTTTGTTACCTCGCGATATTTTTAATTTGCAAAAATAAGCATTTGCACGTATTTATTGCAAACCGCTTGTGACCGCGAGTAAAGCATAGTCAATAGATTGCCGCCCATCTATGCGTGCTATTGACTAATGCCTAGAGACAGAAAACTATTGAGATCGGTCAGTCCTCAGTATTTTTTGGCAGGCGTTGAGCTGCCGGACGACGTCATCTGCCTCGGCGGCGAGCCGGAGAGCATCGTCTCCATACGCTGCAGAAAAGTCGCCTCCCGCGGCACCATCACGCTGGCCGGCGCCGGCGGCAATTGCGGGCAGATCGCCGCGCCCGGCGGCGGGTTGCTGCTGGCGCAGCCGGAGAGCAGCAGCATGGCGAGCCAGAGCGGCTTGCAGTTCGAGTTGTCCATTTTCCAGATCCTTTTCGTAGGCGGCCGCCGTGGCCGCATCATCTACTGCCGCCTGGTGCTCGCGCGCCCGGGCCGCCTGGGTGGCCGCTGCCTGCTGCTGGGCCTGGCTGGCGCGCGCCACCGCGGCGTCGCGCTGGGCGATCACGGCCCGCATTTCCCAGCCCAGCGCCAGCAGGGCGACGATCACCACCAGCAGCAGCGCCTCGCGCCAGTATTTCAGCAGCGCCAGCATCAGCAGGGCTCCTGAAAAAGTGCCTGTTCCGCCAGGCGGCGCTTGAGCAGGCCGGGCAACTGCTGGCCACCGGCGCGGTCCCAGCGCGGGAACTGGCCAGCGGCGCCGGCGTAGTCACCAGTATTCAGCAGCCGCAGCAGGGTGGAGGACTGCAGCGAGCCCAGGCCCAGGTTGTAGGTAAAGCTGACCAGCGCCGAGAACTGATTGCCGTTCAGCGGCACGCTCACCAGCCGGCCGACGCCGGCCTCGAATCGTGCCAGGTCAGCCGCCAGCAGCTGGGTGGCCTGCGCCTGGGTGATGGTCAGTCCGGCGCGCACGTCCGGCCCGGTGTGGCCGTAGCCGATGGTCCAGACGCCGACGACGTCTTGGTAGGCCTGCAGGCGCAGGCCTTCGAACTGCTGGATCAGGGCGATGCCTTCTGCGTTGGTTTTCATTGCGGTTTTGCTCCCATTTTTTTGCCCACCCCCAGGCCGGCGATCAGCGCGCCAGCGCCGATGCCATAGCCCTGCAGGTCGAACGGTTTGCCCTGGATGGTGCAGTACACCTGCAACCCAAGGCCGATAGCGGTGGCGACGCCACCCCAGATGTAGGCGGGCTCAAGCTGGCCGTCATCGTCGGTCAGCATCTCGGTCAATCTGCTCATGCGCGGTCCTTATGCGGCTTTGAGGTCGTGGGGGAATGCCGGCGGTGCGGGCATTTCGTCGGGGGTGAAGACGAAGCCCTTCACGCGCGGGAAGGCCTGGAAAATCCACTCCGGCAGGCTCATTTCGTGGATGCCGTGGTCGCGGTGGCGGTGGAATTTGCTGTGCAGCACCAGCATGTTGGCCATCGAGTCGACGAACAGCTCCGGCCGCGCCGGGTCGAAGGCGCGCCAGTCGAAGCCCTTGGCCTCGGCCAGCTTGCACAGCGCCCACAGCAGCGAATGCTCAGCCGAGAAAAACTGGCCGGGGATCGGCTGATCGGTCAGCAGGTCCAGCACCGGCAGTTGGGTGATCTCGCCCAGCGCCACGCCGCGCACGGTGCGCCAGTCGACGGCGCCGCTGAATGCCCACTCGCAGAGCAGGTGGTGGTACTCGGCGCCCTCGGTGTGGCCGCTGATGGCGCACGGCAGCCGGGCGGCGTGGCCGGCCGCCTTGGTGTGGCGGAAGGTGGCCGACTCGGTGCGCGGCGGATGGTCCGGATAGAACACGTCCTCGGCCAGGGTGTCGTGGTGGGCGTGTTCGTTGGCCGGCGCGCCGGCGACGGCCAGGTGTTGCTTCTCGGTCATGTGGATTGTCTCCAGAAACGAAAACACCCGCCGGGTGGCGGGTGTCAGTGGGGTGGGTTTCTTGCTGTTATCGGCCGGCGTTCATTCGGCTCATGCTGGCGCGCATGTCCTCGCGCAGGGCGGCGATGGCTTGGTGGATGTCCTGCTTCATGTCGTCGACCATGTCGCGCAGGTCCACGCGCCGGCAGTATTCGTCGGCCACGCGGACTCGTAGGTCCTCATGGTCGGCGCGCAGCCGCTCATGCCGGTTATGCAGGCTGATCAGCCACCAGCCCAGGGCGGCGGAGAACAGCGACAGCACGCCGGTCAGCGCCGTCAGCATCAATTCGGCCTGGCTCATTCAATCCCCTTTGGCAAAAAAATTCCCGCGCGCGGCGGGTTGTTGGTTTGGTACTGCTGGTGGTGGATCAGCTCCAGGTGATGGCCTGCACCGCGGCGACGGTGGTAGCGGCTTGGACTTTGATCATCAGGTTGGCGTATTTCTGCTGCAGCGCGCCGCGCGCCGCCACCCAGTCGGCGTTGACCTGGGCGAGTTGGGCCGCGGTGTGCTGCTGCAGCGACCACGCGCCGTTGGCGGCGCACCAGATGCCGGACGTCCAGCCGGCTGGCGCCGTCGGCGCGGCGGCGACGTCACTGGCCAGATTGGCCTGGTCGGTAGGCTGGCTGGGGTACTGGTGCGGTGCGCCGAGGGCCGAGGAGGTGAAGCCGGCCGTGATTGCCGCCTGGCAGCCGGCCTGAAGCTGCGCAACCTGGGCCGCCTGCACCTGGGCCAGCGTCGGCGCCGGCGGCGCGGTCAGCACCGGGTTGCCGCCGCTGTCACTGGTGATGATCTGTCCGGCGGCCTGCCCGGCCAATAGTGCCTCGTGCTGCGCGTCGGTGATTTGGACCGCATCCGATGGCATGGCCGCGCCATGGATTTCCGGGTCGTAGAACCCGCCGGTGGATTTTGCGTAATAGATCATGGATTAGTTCCCGATGGCGAACCAGGACACGGCATTCCCGGATGCTGAGCTGTTTCGTAGGTAGAAAGACGTTTTGGGGCTGGCGGTATTGATGGACCAACTACCGTAAATGGCGACTGAGGATCCGAGGTTATACGCCTCCCCGAGCAGCACCTGACCCAGTTGATTCGGAAAGGCGATGGGGAGCGTTACCAGCGTGTCAGATGCAGATGCCACGCTCGCCGCCCCCCACTGAAAAATCAGGCCGCTCGGTAGTTTCTGATATCCGTTCGATCCAATGCTGGCCGCGCCGAAACCGCCGGTAACTACAATACTGGTCCCGTCGAAAACACACCTGGCAGATTGACCGGATTGCAAGGTGACGGATGCAACGCTCGCACTGTTATAGAAAAACGATGCGCCATTACCGGAAATCGTAACCGGGCCATTGCCGGTGTTGATGTATTCCATCGCGGCACCAGCCGGCACACCGTTGAAACTTGGCGTGTTCAGCGTGAAGCTGCCACTCAACTCCACCAATTTGCCGATGTCGGACAGCGGCTGCGTGGCCGCCGCCTGGTAGAGGACCGCGCCCGCGTTGCTGCCGATGCGCGAGGCCTGCGCCAGCGGCGCGACAGCGTTCGCCAGCGCATTACTGGTAGCGTACTGCCCCAGGTTCAGCGCGCTGATCGCGGCGGAGAGGGTATTTTGCGTCCAGTTCGTGGTGGCATTGAGGTTGGAGCTATCGCCAACCGGCGGATTTTTGCTGTAGCAGGACAGCAGTACGATGTAGTTGTGGGTGTCGCCACAGACCAGCGCGCCGTAGCCCGGGGGCAGGTTGAATGTCGCGCCATTCGCCGGAATGCCCTGACCGAAAAATGCCCCTACGGCCGTCGCCAGAGTCAGCTGGTTGGAGGTGGATCCATTCCAGAAATAGGCCAGGACGGGGATGGACTGAGTGGGATCCGGTAGGGTAGCTGTGCAGTCTACGGTGCCATTGAACTCGAAGAAGCTGTGCGCGGGAAGCTTGACCGGCCCGCTTTTCTGGATGAACTGGACGTTGATGCCAACCGGCGCCAGTCCGCCCAACACCTGGGCAAGCTGGTTGTTTTTGCCCTTGGTCGGCACTAGGCCGCCAGCCTGGATCGCATTCACCAGCTCCATCATGAGCGTGTTCATGAAATCAGCGCGCAGCAACGTTGCCGGCTGACCGGACGCAGGATTGCCATCGGTGAAATAGCCGGCCGTGCCAGCAGCGCCCGGCGGCGGCATTTGCGAAACGGCAGTTGGATCGTCGTATTGGTACATGTTTTCCTCAGGCGTAGTTGAACTGTAGGATGGCGTGCGCCGGCACCAGCCGGCTCAAAACCTGCTGCAGCGGGGCATTCCCCCAGCTGTTGAGCGGCTCGCCCATTGCGGATTGCCCCATCCGCCACGAAATCACCGTCTCAAGAGGGGCGTGGACCGCCCAGGTGTGCGCCCACTCCGGGCCGCCAAGCTGGCCACCCATCGCCGACTGCCCCATCCGGAACGGCGCAAAATTCGTGATGCTGATGGTGTAGCCGAGGCGGGCCGCCACCTGCACGAAGTACGCCGCAGACTGGCCGCCAACCGCCGTCAGCTGCGCCACAACCTGGCCGCGCCGGCCCTGCAGCGTCGTCGCCGGCCCCAATACTGGATCCGGCAAACCCAGCGTGGACTCCCATTCGGGCAGCAACTCATATGCAGTCGCCGGGAACGCGTCCACCAGCAGGTTGTTGGCCCGCGCATGCGTGCGGCCATACACCTGCGCCAGCGCCAGCGCTACCTTGGACTGGACGGCGTCAGGCTCGCGCGGCCACACTCGCCCGCGCGGCAGCAAGCGCTGCAGCGCGCCCTGGTAGTCCAGGGCGGTGTAGTTCGGGAGCGGCATAGGACCTCACTGCCAGGTAATAGGGCCCAGCACCGGCAGATAGCCGGTGGGGCTGGTGATGTCGGCGCCCGACGGAGAAACCACGATGAAGTCGCTCACGCCGGCAACCGTGGCGATCGCCGACCAGATCAGCTGCAAGGAGATGCTGCCGCCCGGCTGGCCATACTGGAAAAACACGCCGGCAATGGCCAATGCAACCGCCGCCTGGCTGGCCACCGGCACGCCCTTGATGGTGAATGGCACCGGGTTGCTGATGGGGGAGACCACATAGACCAGCGCCGTGACCGGCTGAAGGGGGGCGATGGCATTGGCAACGGTCAGCTGATCCCCCGTCGCCACCACGCCGCGCGGCACGCCGCCCGGGCCCTGGTCGAACTGCGACACGCCATTGCTGCCGACCGGGAAGCCGCCGTTGGCGGACTCAGCGCCGTCCAGCATCACATACACCACCACCGTCCCCGGCCCGAAGCCGTTCGGCGCGCACCAGGCGCGGGAAACGCCGGGCACCGCCATGGCCCAGGTGATGTAGTCTTTCTGCGCGCCGCCCTGCGGCGTGGACTGAAAAGCGGATAGCACTCGCGAGCGATAGGGCTCGTCGCCCTCCAGGTCCGCGCCACCAGTCAGCGCCGTGGCGGCCACCCCGGACGCCTGGATACCGGGCAGCGACTGCGCCAGGGATAACACCGTACCTGCAGGTGAATTGCCTGCCGCCCCCACCAGCCCAATAGGATCCGGCACGGCAGAGATAGGCACAGTCACGGAGCTGTTCGCCCCTACCACGCCAGCCGCTGTGACGATGTACTGCTGCCCATCGCCACGGGTGATCAGCGCACCGGATGGCAATTGAGCATTGACCTGACCGGGAAAAGTGGCTGCGCCAGCGGCCGGGGTAGCAGGCTTGATGTAAACGCCCTTCATCGCGCCCCAGCCCTGCAAAAACTCGCCAGTAGCCGTCCAGGGCGTGGATTGCTTCGCTACAAAATCGATGTAGTCGTAATGGCCATACGCCATGGCCGCCTGAGCGGACGCCATCACGCCCAGATTGCTGAACCGCAGCAGGCCGTCGCCGCCTGGCACATTGGCGGCAATGTCCTGCGCGACTTGCTGACGCAGCGCGGTAAGGGTTGGTGTTGCATAGGGCATCAGTTCACTCCATTCCAGGCCCACTTGAATTGCACGGCGCTGCGCGCGCCGGCCGTGCTGTATGACACAACCTGCGCGCCCAGCGTGGAGGGCGCCACCCACTGCGTGGTGATGTCGAATTTGGCTACCACGCCGTCGTCGATCAGCCACTGCAAGGCCTCGGCGATGTAATCGCGGGCGCGGTTGGCGGTCTCCCGGGTCTGTTTGGCACGCGCCAGCAACCACAGGCGCGAGCCGATCGGGCGCGCGGTGTCATCCAGGCACCACCCGCGCGGGTCGCCGCTGCCATCGGGAATGACGTCGTCCGGGCCGGCCTCGCGGTCAGTGCCCAGGCTGAGCAAAATGGCGGATTGCAAGTCATTGCCGGCCAACAATTCAGAACCGGCCAGCACCCAGTCGCCATGCGTGCCGGCCACCCAAACGGTGGAAATGTCCATGCGCTATTCCTGCTGGTTGGGCTGTTGCGTGGTGACGGTCGAGCTGCCGCCCTGAACGCCTTGCACCGCGTGGTTGTGGCCGTTGAAGATGCCACGCATCTGCGCCATGGAGTGGGCATTGCTGCCGGCGTTGTCGATGATGTCGCCGCCGGCCTTGATCAGCCCGCTCACATCCAACTCGGGCGTGTTGAGCTTCACGCCGGCGCTGGCGTTGACCGTCACCGTGGGGGTGTTGTTGACCGTGAGCGGCAAGCCGGCGCCATTGACGACGATGCCGCCGGCGGTGAGATACACCGACTGGCCGCGGTTATCGAAAATCGCCACCTCACCCGGCTTCAAACCTGTCATCCGGCTGCCCTGGTGGTTGGTGGCCACCACCACGCCGTTGTTGCGGTCGCCCAGCGGGAACAGCACGACGGCGTCGGATCCCACCGGCGGGTGGCTGGTGAACCCGTAATCCGCCAGCCGGCGCAGGTGGTCGCGAGTCTCGTCGCGGCCCATCTGGACCTGCAGCACCTGCACCGGGCCGCCATCGCTGGCCGGCGCCGTAATGCGCCCGCGGCCCAGCAGCATCCAGACACGCCGCGCCAGTCGCTCTATCTGCTGAATCATCCATTGCCTCCTTGGGCAGCGCCGGCGACAACGTCGCGCATGGTCGGGAACAGGTTGACGGGCTGGACGGCGAATGCCTCCGGCGGCATCAGCGTCAGGTCGGCATGCGTGCCGGTCTCGTCACGGCGGTAGGCCACCTCAGAAATCAGCCAGTTCGCGCGCGGCACATGCACCGTCGGCGCCACCAGCGTCACCAGCGTGTTGGGCTGCCACAGGTTGCCGGCCTCGTCTCGCCAGCTATCCACGGTTACGTTTGCCTGTGAACTGCGACCAGCACGGCGGACGGCTTCCCAGTTGACACGCGCCTTGGTGATCTGGAAATCAGATGTGTCTCCTGTCTCAGCGATGATGCTGCGTACGCGCAGTCGCGGCACGCCGGGGTCATTCACCACTGCCACAACGTCAGGACCGACCCCCACGTCGCTCATCATGTCCATTGGCAAGCTCCGGCCGATGTACTGGCTGAAGCGCTGCGCCATGGACCAGCGCATGGTGATGGACTCGATGTTGACCCCCTCCGCCACCACCGGGTAGCGAACGCCGGCAGAGGCCCGCATCGCCTGCGACAGCCTCAACGAGCCATCCGGATTTTCGTAGACCAGCATCTGGCTGTTGCGCGCCACAGGCTCCAGGATGTTGTAAGGGGTCTCCCCCCACGGCAGCTGCCATACCGGCACCACCTCGCCGGCGCCGACATCCGACACCACATCGATGCCATAGGGCGTGGCCAACTGGATGGCCATGGCCAGCGGGGTGATGTTGGTCATCTGGCAGCCGTTGAAAAAGTGGCTGCAGTCGACCAGGTCCTGGCATTTGCCGCGGCCGCTGACAGCTATGGAGTGCGCCCCGGAGGACAGTGCGGGAGTGAAATCATCCACGTAGCCCGTCACTACGATATCGCTGCCCAGAAGCACCTGGACGGGGTCGCCCGGATTCAGCAAAAAGCGCCCAAATTCTTTCGGGTAGTGCTCGGTCATGCCGATCTGGAAGCCGGATGGGAAGCGCTCAATTCCGCGCACAACATTGACGGTGGTCCAACCGGAAATACGCTGGCCGTTGGTAACAAGGGTGAGGTCATCCATAATGTCAGCTCAATGTCATGAGGAGTGGGCAATGATTGGCTTTTTGCTTGTGATGGTGATGTCGGATGGCTGGCAAGGCGGCGTTGTGCCGCAAGGCATCTATAAGACTGCCGAGGACTGCCTGCAGGCCGGCCCCCGGTGGGTGCTCCACAACAACAACATCGGTCACCCGTCGACGTTTTACTGCCAGAAAAAGGCGGTGCCGAAGGGCCAGCAGTGGAGCGAAGCCGGCATCACGCCGCAGATGCGCGAGAAATGGGCCAAGCAGCAGGCGGAGAAGTACAAGAACATCACCTACACCATGCCGGAGGACCCATTCTCAGCATCTACTGAGCCAGCGCATTGAACTGCGTAGGCATGAACAGCGGGTGGATGGCGCCGGCCTGCTGCGCCAACTCACCCGCGCGCGACGGATCGCGATAGAGCCGCTGCGCCAGCACCATGGACGGCATGGGCTGCGGAATGGAGACCGGCATCATGCGCGCCAGCGAACCGCCGCGGGCCGTCAGGTCGGCCACCACCGCGGTGCGCAGATCACGCAACGCCTGATAGCTCGCCATACTCCCGGCGTCTGCCGCGGCAACCGCCTCCCGCTCTACCAACTGCGACACCCGGCTCCTCAATGAGGCAGCGTCGTCATAGCTGGTCGGCTGGTAGGCCGATACAGCGCGGCAAACGCCGATCACCGCCGCGCGCCGCATCATCGCTACCGTCTGTTGCTGCGCAGTGGTCATGGCCACGCCCATGGGCGAGGTATCCACGCCCTGAGGCATGGGCAGCTGGCTGAGCGCAGTCAATGCGTTGATGGCGTCCATGGGACTGGCGCTCGCCGCGACCAGGGCGGCCACCGATTGCGACACGGCCGCCGGCAACGGCTGAATGGCGGCAGCCTGGGCGCCAAGCTGGCCGGCCGCCGCCGACACCGCCGCCGCCGAGGCCGTTACCGCTTGGCGTTGAATAGCGCTGGCGGCGACGGCCCGCCGCGTGGGCGATGGCGTAGGGGTGCTGGGCGCGGCCACGCCGCGCGGGTCGCCGTAGCGATTGGCGAAGCTGTCCAGCGTCTGCAGCTGGCCAGCGACGCCGGCCACTGAGTTGTAAATCCCCTTGGCCGCGCTCACTACCTGATTGATGCGGCTGGCCCACTGCGCCGCAGTGCTCACCACCGACTGCACCACAGCGACCCCTTGCTTGACCTGGCCGATGAGACCGGCGACAAAATCCGCCTCAACAGACAGGCCGGCCTCGTCGGCCAGATTGGATAACCAGCTGGAAGTGTCTTGCTGCTCGTCCGGAAACTCGCGGTCGCCGGACTCGACAAACTGCATCGACAGCTCAACGTAGCGCCCCTGGTCCCAGCGCTCGGACACGCGCATCGGCCCCAGGCTGACGTAGAGCGTGCCCAGCGTGGGATGCACCAGCTCGCCGCGCCCCTCCTGCTCAGCCGCGGCGATCATCTGCTGCATCTGACTGATGACGTCGTCGCCAACCAGGAAGCCGATCAAGTTGATGCGCCGCCCGCGCCGGCCCATATCCTCCACCCACAGCACATCCCGGTTCGGGTACTCGTGCTCAGCCAGCCGACGGCCGAATTCACCATCGGATGCCAGCACGGCGAACGGGATGCCGCGGTAGCTGGCCGGCCGCAACTGGTCCCAAAAGGTGGCGCCGCCCAGGCCCAGCGCATCCGTCAGCTGACCGGCCGCAGACACCACGCCATCCAGTGCGCCCGCGGTGCGGGTGGCGGTGTTCAATACGTCTTGGAAGCTCATTGCATACCTTATGGAAGTGAGTAGAATCGCTTTGAGATTTAATTTGGAGCTTATTGTTATGTCTGAATGGTTGGCGCTGCCGATAATATTTATTTTTATGCTTTATGTTGTATTTGAGTGGCCACTATATCGCTACCCGCTTTTAATGCTTATTGCGGGGATTGCAATTTGCATCTTCGCTTATCAGGTCGGAGCCGTGCTTGAATTTGTTCAACTTAAAGGTCGACTTCCTAAAGGGGTTGATATTAAAGAGGCAATTGCTGTGACGTCCTTGTCTCTTGGGGCTCTTGGCGGAGGTGTTGTCTCTGCGGCTATTACTCAAAAAGCCAAGCAGTCTTATGTTGATAAGATCGAATCGTTGGAGTCTGGTATATCTCTGCTGGCTTATGAAATAAAAGAAGGCAGGAAGGCAGAAACCACTGAGGGATTAATTTATGCGCTTGACAAAGAAAAAGAGCTTGGACGGCTAGAGAGAAAAATAAAAGCATTCAAAAAGTATTTGTGAATAAAAAACCCCGCAGAAGCGGGGTTAAATATTTCAGAGTGATTACTTTTTCTTTGCTGGTGGCTTTTGAGCCAGCGTAGAGCCTGCTGCGGCTTTTGCATTGCTTCCGGTGTTGTTACTTCTCAGCACCTTGGAGGCTTGGGTTGCCGCGGGGGGAGAGGTAACTTTTCCAGGTGCTTTGGTCTGAGAAAGAGCGCTACCTGCCGCAGCTTTTGATGCTGGGCTGGTAGATTTACTCGTCAGTGTTTTGGCGGCTGCAGTAGCTGCCGGTGGTTGTGTTACTTTTTTGCGCGGATCGTTTGGCATGGAGACTTCCCTCATATGGATTTTCTCATATCGACAGACCGAACCTTGCCGATATGAAAAGGTATCATTGCCATGAGTGAAACGTGAAGATGACAGATTTCAGTAGTCGAGAATATCTGTATACATAACTAAAGAGCGTGGCATTTTGAACCCCGCCGGAGCGGGGTTCTGTCATTTTTGCTCTACGACCGCCTCTTGAAGCAGTCCGAACATCCCAACGATCCAGCCTTTCAGCCGATCCTGATCCGGGGGTATTCTCTCCGGACTCAAGCCCAGGCGTAGGAGTAGGGCGCTTTGCAACAGCCTGACCAGGTAAGGAAGAGGATCCTCCGAGCGGTTGGCAAGTGCTGCTGCCACCGCGAAGGCCAACTCTCCCTCTGCGTTGCCGGCGCTGTAGGATTCGTCATCCTCCATGCCGTAATTGTCGGCCATTCCCTCTGCGGCCCGCATCAGACCAGACCGGAATCCGGCCACCTCAACACGGTGCCCGGTCATCGCGATCTCCCTGTTCGAATTGGACGCTCTTCGATGACTGCAAAGTGTTCAGCTTTCCGCATCAGCTCGGCAAGGTCATCCAGTGCTTTGTTGGCTTCGGCACTGATCCCGTCTTGGGGAGCCAAGTCACCATTTCCGTGCAGGACGGAAATGTAGAATGCCTGGTTGAAGATCTTGTCCTTCAGTTCCTGAGGAAGACTTGCTGCATGGATCACATGCGCAGGAACGATCTTGGTCTCAAACAGAGTAGTCACGTTGCTCATGCTGACCTCTCCGCCAGTCGATCATTTGCAGGCAGCTCAACCGCGAGGTTGTTGATCAGCCTGTGGATGTAGGTCATGCCTTTGCCGGTGACCACGGTTTTCTGCCCCATCTGAAGCTCGCCGCGCTTCCTCCAGGGAGAGGGGATCACACGGAAGTAGCCTTGATCTATGAAGCGCTGGTAGGGCTCATTGCTTTGCATCAGCACTCCTTTCTCCCTCAGGAAGGCATAGAGGCGGTTGCGGCCCGTGCCCAACTCCTTGGCAACTTCGTCCATGGTCTGGCAGTTGATGGTGTTGGCAACGTCATCGTGGAACTGCACCTTGGGCGCCTGTTCAGCGACCTTGTGCTCCAGCAGTACTTTTTGCTGCTCGGCGATCTGCCGACCCTCCAACTGGTCGGCCCAGGCGCGCGCCGCGGCCACCGGGTCTTGGAAGTCGGGGAGGACTGGGGCTGCCACCTTCTGTTCCAATTCCATCCAGCGGTCAATGATACGTTTGCGCAGCCTGACGTTGTAGCCGGCGATCAGTGTCAGGGTAAGGTCTTTGGGAAGGCTGATTGAGGATGTATATCCGCGTAGATCCTTGCTCTCCTGGACATGGCTCAAATCTGAGCCACCCCCCAGCTCATCAAGCATGACACGGATATCACGGATCACGTTCTTGTGCTCTTTCTCGCACAGCTCGGCGATCTCACGGCTGCTCATGGTCATGGGCTGGCCATTCATGGTTACCAGGTTCATGTGGCATCCCCCTCGCTACGTTCCATGTTTTTCAGTGCGAGTTGCAGGCCGAGCAATAGCCGATTGGTCTCGCCGGAGTACTGCAGGGAGCAAGTCCCGTCATCGAAGAGCTTCACCGTGATAGAGGCTGCCACGGGCTTGAGTTCCTGTTCGTGGTTCATGATCCCTCTCCTCACGCGGCCAAAATGTGGTTTTGGATCTGCTCGCGCAGTACGTCTGCGTCGTTGTGCAGGCCCCCGGCGATCCCCTTGGCGTGGATCGCGATGCCGCGGATGTCGGCATCGTCAGCAGAGAGGCGGGCGATGGCGCTCATCAGGGTGCGCAGATCGTCCAGTTGGACGGTGATGAGGTCGAGGGACTCGACACTGTCCGCCAGAACTTGAACAGGCGAGGTGAGTGTGCTAGATTTCATAGCGAATTTTCCTTGAATTGCGTTCAGGATGTTCGATACCGAAGCCTCAACAGTTCCCGCTGTTGGGGCTTCAACCATTTCTGGGCCGGTCGCTTCAGGCTGCCTTGTCAAGTTGCTCCTCCTCTCGTTGAATCTCCTTCATAACCAGATCAAGTAGTACCGAGTTCGCGCTACGATACTGACTTGCTGCTCGGTTCTTGACCCAATCCTCCGCCTTCTTGGGGAAGCGGATCTGAGTCCTCCATACGTAGTTCAGCTCTTCTTTCACCATGTCCTCCCATGTTTTGACACTATTTTGGTGTCGTGACTCTATGGTAGTGCGGCACTATAATGGTGTCAATAACTTTTGACACGAAAATGGTGCCGTATGTCTGATGACGGATACACGCGGATCACCCTCCGCATCCCGACTCCGCTTGATGAGAGGCTCACTGAGTCAGCAAAGGCGACAAGCAAGTCCAAAAACGCTGAAATCGTCGAAAGACTGGACATGTCATTCAATAGGTCCGATGACAAGATCGTTAATGATCTTGCAAAGACACTAAGCAAGATGGAGGAGCGCGTTTCCTATTCGGACAGTGTTGCAATTTCCTATATAAAGACAGCCCAAATCCTTGCCAAGTCTGTTCTGTTACTACGTGACGGAATTAGCGATGGGGCTCTCGCGCCCAGCATGGCTAGGTTTCTAGAGGGTACGGCAAGCATGGCAGAGTTCGTATCAGAATCTTCAATTGACATCACAGAATCACAGCTATCCCAGGTGCGTGCACTCATGCAGAAATATGCAGAAGACGGCGTACCCGACTATGTCATATCAAGAGACCCGATTAAGCCATAGTTTCGTCGATCAGTTCAGCAGCAGCGAGGGCTGGATCGCACCTTCCAGCAGGAACCGCTCCGACTCCAGCCTCGGGATCTCGCGCTTCCTCTCCAGCATCAGGCGCGAGCCGAACGAGGCTCGCACCTTCGATTCCACTTCGCGCGCGATCAGCTCCTGCATCTGTTGCCACAGGCCCAGGTCGCGGCGCTTCAACTGTTCGGCCATGGCGTTGAAGGCGTTGATGTAGCCGATCTTGACGTCCAGCGCCTTCCGGCCGGTGAAGCCCATCACCAACAACACGAATCCGTCCTTGGTCATCTGGTAGCAGTCGTACCGCTGGCCGTTCTGTTCATCCAGGTAGGTGGCCTCCTCAAAATTGAGTAGACCCCATGCGCCCGACTCTGCGGCAAGTTGGCGTACGGCGCGCAACACGTTGTCGTGCCGCTTGCCAAAGGCCTTGGCCACGCGCCGGCTATCGGTCACGATCTTGTCGCCGGCCAGCATTACGAAGTCGTTGAAGTTCGAAACAATCAGTTCGTTCATGTCACGCTCCTAACACCTGGGAAGGGGAGTCCAGCGGCAGGCAGGGCAGGTGTACACCCCGCTTTTCGGGTCGCGTTCCCTAGCCGTGGACGAAAAAAAGCCCCACGTCGAAACGTGAGGCTGGCAAAGACAAAGCCCCGCGGTTGCGGGGCCTTTTACTTTAAGCCGTTGCTGGCTTAGCGCTTGCGATAGTGGTCATTCGTTGCTTTGTTCTTGTAGTGGCCGCCCTTGTGCGAGGAGCCTTTGCCGCCGGCGTAGTGGCCACCGCCGTGCTTGCCGGCGAAGGAGACTGCCGGGAGGGCTAGGGAGAGGGCGGCGATCAGCAAGAGAGCTTTTTTCATGGTTGTGGTCCAGTTTCATCAAGGAGCAAGCATTATGACATTGACAATGTGTCGGCTCCAGCATGAAGCTCTACCTTCCCATGAAAGAGGAGAAAATAATGCTCAGGAAAATCACACTCGCTCTTGCTGTTGCGCTCATTTCCGTTGGCGCCGTAGAAGCCAAGCAGATGACTGACCAGCAGATCAAACGGGCCATCATCAAGGAGTCGATCGATTCCTACTCCGGTAACTGTCCATGCCCCTACAACACCGCCCGCAACGGCAGCTCATGCGGGCGCCGTAGCGCGTACAGCCGGCCAGGTGGTGAGGCCCCCATCTGCTACGAAAAGGATGTGACGAAGGAGATGGTCAACGAGTACCGGCAGCGGCTGGCCGGCAACGTATAGTTCGGTCTCGGAAAGCAAAAGCCCCGCGGTGGCGGGGCTTTTTGAGCTAATTTGGCTGTCTGTGGGCCAGTGAGAACAGAAGGTCGGCCAGATCGCTGCGTTCGATACTTCCTTTAGCAACGTCAACCATGATCTGCTCAAGCTCTGGATTCCGTTCAACAGTGAATCCTTGCTGCTTAAGGTAGGTCAGGGCGGTGACAAGAGCCGTACGTTTGTTGGCATCAGTGAAAACGTGACCTCTGGCCAGGCTGATGGCGTACATGGCAGCATGATCAAAAACGTCGTCGATCTCAACGTACAGCTTTAGGTTCTCAACCCGTTCTAGGGCACCTTCCAATTTGCCCATGTCAGCCCGGCCAGCAAGACCGGGTTCATCCGCCAAGATCAGATCGTGGATTTCTTGAACTTGCCCAGGCGAAATGGCCCTGTTAGCGATCGGCAAGGGCCTTTATCACTTTGCTGTGTTCAACGATCACTTTTTTAGCGGAAGAAACGACCGACTCTGTCGACGTGCAAGCAGCTACTGGCTTAACAGCGGTACGCTTCTTGATGTCGATCCCGTATGTGTTGCGAGTCACGTTGTGCGCTACCGTATCCCGTTTGCTGCTGGACTCGACGACGATGCTTTGTTTGGACTTTTCCATGATGATTCCCTATGAACGAACGCTTGCCAAATTTCACGACTTGCGATGAGCTGTCCGAAATCATGCGTGTGTACGTACATGCGTATGTACGTACGTATTGTATGTGCTCACGAAAAAAGGTGGTGAAAAATCTTGCGAGAATTTTGCAAGCCTACAACGCATCACGCGCCAAGCATCTCGAAAGTCGAGCGCGAAAAATTCGGCGATGACGGAATGCAATAGATTTGACCGTTTTTTTCGTGAGCGAGTTCATCCTAGTATCGTCGAAGGCACGCAGAACTTGATCGATTGCCACGTGCGTGGATCGGCTCGGTCAGCCGTCGTGCATGCCTACGGCGAGATCATCTCCGGCATTGAGTAGTTGTACTTGGATGCGCTGCTCACCGTGGCCTGTCCGCCGGACGCAGTAGCGCGCGCGCCAGCCGGCAGGCCGCTAACCGCGATGTGGATTTTGGCATCCGAGAGCTTGGCCACCGCATCCTGCAGCGAGCGCAGCTGGTCGATCAGCATCTTCTGCGCCGGATCCAGAGCAACCGACGATGATTCCGAACGAGTGGCTGCGGAAGAGGGGGCTGAGGCACTCCTTGGAGAGACCGTGCCGGCGGCACGCGATTTTCCTTTGTAGTTCACTCCGACCGCTGCAGAAGCATCAAGCATCTGTGCGGAGTAAGGGTTGTGGCCGTTCTCGCGGACGATCATGGCGTCCATCAGAGAGCGCATCACATCGGTGCTTCCCAGGTTCAGTCGCTGATTGCTATCAACCCCCATGCGCTTGGCGACGGCCGCCACATACGCTGCAGTATTGTTTTCCGACTTTGGAGCCCACTTCTGAATGATGGACTGAACAGAGGTGAGCCCGGAGTTCGAATAGCGTTTGAGTTGCTTGGCCATGGCGTTCAGCCCCGCTTCCGGTGTGTCGAAAACGGCGAACCGCCCGCCGGCGCCGGCTTCTTTCACCGCGCCAGCCTGGCCAACGAACTGCAGATTGCCGGGATTATTGTTGCGGACACCGCGGGGCAGCGCCTTGGCAGACTGCGCCTTTTGCGGCAACTCCGACTGGGCTGCCTGGGCCAGCCGCTGGCCAGCCGCTGGCGCGGCCTGCGCCGCGTCGGTCCAACCGGTCGGCTTGGCCTGCGGATTTTCCTTGATGTAACGGCTCATGTACTGCAGCGCGTTCTCGTCGCCAAACTCGTACCAGGGCTGATAGGCCGCCTTGGCCTTGTCCTTCAGGTCGGCAAACGCCTTGCCGTTCATGTCCAGGCCATGCCAGCGGCTCGATGCTGTTCCGTTTCGCTGCTGCTGCGCGCGCACGAACTCGTTCTCGCCGCGGTTCAGCTCCGGCGACTCCAGCAGCAGCCCCAGCCCCAGCGACAGGCGGCTGGCCAACTCGCCAAAAAATGGCAACGTGACGCGGCTGAGCTGTTTGACGCCGGCGCTGGCGGCGGCAGCCGCCTCTGATGCAGCAGCCTGGCCGGCGACCTTCGCCGCGCCGCCGGCCAGCTCCTGGCTGACCTGCTTGACCACGGATTCGATCATCCGGTTACTGATGGCGGACAGCCCCTTCCGCAGCAGCCACGAGCCGCCCAAGCCGACAGCGGCGCCGCCAGCCAGCGTCGCGCCTGGATGCTCGGACAGCATCTTGGCAGCGCTCTCCATCAGCTTGCTGTAGATCGGGCCGACGAAATCGCCCAACCAGTTGCTGGCGCGCTGGTGGCCCAGCCCGGCTTCGCGTTCGTGGCGCTTGGCCTGGTCGGCCGCTTTCAGCTGCTCCGGGGTTTGCACCGCGCCCATGGCCTTGGTCTTGGCCATGTCGTCTTCCAGCTTCTTGCGGCCATCCATCAGCATGGGCATCAGGCCCTGAACGCCAAACTGCCCGGCGATCATTGACTTGGTCTGCGCCGACATCTTGGGGCTGACCATCACCTGCGCCAGGTCCTTCAACGCTGCCGACGTGTCCACCGCGCCGTCCTTGGTGCGGTGGATGCTGATGCCCAGCCGGTTGAGCATGGCCAGCGCCGCCATGTTCCGGCCGTTGGCGGCATCGTTGAGGGTGCTGCCCAGCGCGCTGATGCCGCCATCGAGCTGCTCCGCTTCGACGCCCGCCAGCTTCGCGGCGCCGCGCAGCTTCTGCAATTCGTCCGTGCCAACACCCGTCATCTGCGCCGTGCGCAGCACGGAATTGCCATAGCTGGCCCAGCTGGTGGCGGAAGCGGTGATGCCGGCGATGATGGCGCCGCCGGCAATGGCGGATACCGGGGCGGACAGGTTGCTGGCGGTACTGCCCAGCGCGGTGCCGATGCCCTGGATTTTTTTGGCCAACCCGTCGAAACGCTGGGTGACGCGCTGCTCCAGCTGGGATTTCGACAGGTCGTCGACTTTCTTCCCTAGCGCCAGCCGGGTAGCGAACTTGCCCAGTCGCGCCTCCAGCTTCTGGACGATGGGTCCAGCCTGGTCTTGCGCCGTGATCCGGATCCGGAATTGATTGTCAGCTGCCGCCATTGCACATCCTCAGCATTTGCCGGTGCCATCGCGCCAGCCGCGCCCAGGTCAGGCCGCCGGCGTCATGAGGCCCCCAACTGTAAAACTTGGTCACGTCTGCCACGATGTCCTGCCAGTCGGCCGGCAGCTGGCCGGCTGGCTGGGTCAGAAAAAATTGGCCAGATATGCCTCAGCCGCCTTGAAGTCGCGGGCGCCCAGGCGGCCGATTGCAGCAACTGGAACGCCGCTGACCAGGGAGATCAGGAATTTCGTGGCGAAGATCGGCGTTTTCTTTTCCAGCTGCTCGTGGAATTTCTCCAGCTCGTCCACCAGCGGCTCCCGCAATTCCAGAACGTGGAACTGCTCATCGCCCAGTCCAACGGGCTTGCGCAGTTCCAGGGTCAGCTCATCGGCGACTTCCGTTTTTTGGGCTTCGCTCATCATGCTTCCTCCACGCTCATGCCTTCCCAGCGAACGTCGATCTCGGCCTCGACCGAGTCAACTTCCGGGGATTCCACCGTCCACATGTTGCGGCCGACCACGGTTTTGCCGTTGGCAAGCTGCAGGGTGACGGTGACGTTGGTCATCGTGCTCAGCTCGGCCACGGTCAGGTTGCCGCTGTCGCGCAGCTTGGCCTTGATGAATCCAGGAATCGGCGTCTCCGAATAACCGTGCACGCCGTCGCGGCCGGCTTTGGTCTCCCGCTTGACCTTGGCCGGGCTGTAACCGAAATCGCCGGCCACCATGTACGAGGTGCCATTGACGCTCAGCTGGCAGGTGCCTGCGAGCAGGTAAGTGTTGTCTACTGCCATGTTGGCTCCCAGAAATGCAAAACGCCGCCCGAAGGCGGCGTTTCTGTGGGTGACGGCTTACATCAACCGGAATTGGTTGAGCAGCGCGAAAATACGGAGCTGATTGACCAGCGTCGGCGCGAACAAAACATTGACGCGGCCGGGGTTGCTGGCATCCAGTTCGACGATCAGCGCAGCCTTGAATGCGGCGCTTTTCTGCACGATGCCGGCGTGCTCCAGCTCGCCATACGCGGCCACCAACTCCCCGCGGATTGTCGACGGGGTGACGATGTTGGAGCCCGGCGCGAATTTGGTGCCGTCTGCGGCCAGCTTCACGCGCGCGAACTTGCTGGTGACCCGGGTGCGCAGGAACCGCACCACATAGGCCAGGGTGAACATCGTCTCCACCTCCAGATAGCTGTTGTCCGCATTGCCGAACGCGTTTTTCTGGTAGGTGGTGATCAGGTTCTCGATCGCCACGGTGCCGTCCTGCGCCACTGTGAAGGTGCTGATGCCGTCGTACAGCAGGGTGTTGCGATCGGTCAGCTGGAAACGGCTCTGCACCGGCGGCGCCAGCACGCCGATCAGCGGCACGGTCTGCAGCGGCTGGGCCGGGTCGGCGCGCACGCTGACGGCCGTGGCGGCGGCGGTAGCCGCGGCCCACAGCCACGCCGGCGTCGGGCTGTCGTAGAAGCCCATCACCGTTTCGTGCTGGTTGTTGCGCGTGACACCGAAGGTCGTCAGCGCGCCCAGCGTGCCGCGCAGCGCGGTGAACACGTGGCCGTAAAGTTGCTTGGCGTAGCTCCAGCGGCCGGTCTGGTCGTTCATGAACTGCTGCAGCGCGTTGAGGCTGGTGGTGTCGTTGAACGGGCAGACGATGAAATCGAACGGCTGGTCCCCCAGGTTCGCCAGCGCTGTCGCCAAGCTGGGCGCCGTCGCGCCGCCGGACATGGCGGCGATCTGAACACCCAGGCCGGCCGGCATGGTTTCCCCGCCGGTCGGGCCCAGGTAGTTCAGCCGCAGATCGATGTCGTTGCCGCACGGCCCTTTGTTGACCGCCGTCAGCGTCACCACCGCGCTGTTGGCGGCGTTGGTGGCCAGCAGCGGGCAGCCGGCGTCGGCCGACAGCACGCTGGCGATATAGGCCGCGATCTGCGCCGGTTGCTGCGTCGGCAGTACCGGGATGGCGTAGCGGATGCCGGCCACGTACAGATAGAACGTCCCCGCCGCCGTCGGCGCGCTGGCGATGGTGATGCTGCCGGCAGCCGGCGTGGCGCCGGGATCATCGGCCAGCGGCAGATACCACACCTCGCCGAACTGGTCGTTTTTGCGATACCACGCGGTCAGCAGCGCCAGCATGGAGTTGGGGCCGCCCACGGTCTGGGCATCCGCGACGCCCTGGCTGATGACGGGCACATTCGGCACCGTTCCCATCACGATGGCGGCGGCGGTCGCCTGGCCGATGATCAGCGCGCGCTGGCTGGCCTGCGCGGTGTTGGCTCGGCTGTTGTCCATCTCTGCGTAGAACAGCCCGACGCGCAGGGCCTGCGGAATGGTCTTGAAGGGAATGGTCATTTATCACCGCCTTTCTTGGCCGTGTCGGTGGCGTCCACGGACACAGCCAGCGCTACCTGCTCAACATCGCCATCGCGGAGCCGGCGCAGCCAGTAATCGGTATCGGGAACCTCGCGGCCGGCGGCGGGCAATAGGTCGAGCAGGTCGGGGTCGCGGATAGCGAACCCAGCCTTGGGTTTGACATACATGGGTCACTCCTGATGAATGGAGAAATCGAACTCGACCGGCGGGGCACTTGCCGTGCCGACGGTAGCCGACACCGCACCGTGGACATCGATGAGCGGCTGATTGATAGAAGGCTCGAACACCTCGGGGTATTCGAAGTCGAATCGCAGCCAGGCCTCGCCCAGATGCTCACGCTGCTGGCCAGTCACCTCGATCTCGGTTTCCACCGCCAGCACCTGCTGCACCATGCGCAGCACGGTGTAGTTGGTGAGTACGGCGTTTTCGATCTGATCGCAGAGGGTGTCCAGCAGCGACTCGGCCTCACCGGCGCTGGCGCCAACCACCCTGGCATTGACCGCTACCGTAGCTGTGGTTAAGAACTGGGGAGCGCCCAGCGGGCCACGGCCCTGCTTGCGCTCCATTGGGGTCTGCACCAGGATCAGCGGCATGCCGGGAGGTGTGGTGGGGAGGTCGCGCGGCACATAGACCTTCTGGCCGGCCAGCGTGTTGGCCGCCTGCAGCGCCGCCACCACCGCGCTTCGGAGTTGGGTGCGGAACAGCATGTCAACCTCCGGACACGTAGTTGAGCATCAGCTTGATGGCGCCGTGGCCGTCAGGGTGAACATCCGCCACCGAGTAGACGATGCCCGTCCGCAGGATGGCGACTACGTCGCCTGACTGCGGCGGGAACGGCAGCGCGGCCGCCCGGATACCCAGCACCGGCTGGGAGGTGGAGGTGTAGATCGACCCGCCCAATCCGTCGACAGCGCGGTATGCCTCGTCGAACACGCCGGAGATGGAAATCGACTGGCCGGTGGTCGTGGTGTACGTCACCGGCTCGCCAAACACCCCCTCCAGCGGCGCGAGGACTGCGGCGTCCCAGTCGATCACGGTCAGGACTCCGCGCGGCCGGACATCAACACCTCGGGACGGGTGCAGATGAACAGCGGGTAGGAGTAGGTCTCCATCTTCCACCACATGCGGCGCACGGTATCGAAGATCGGCAGTACGTACACCGGCTTGCCCGGGGTGTTGACCCAGTCTACGGTTTCGCCAGGCGCGTTGGCTTCGCGGAAGATGCCAGGGGCGCCAACCGGGAAGAACTTGACCTTGTCGTCCGGGATTTTGATCGTGGCGTTGTCATCCGAGCCGCGGTAGTTCCACCAGCGGATGCCGCCGAACTCGAAGGAGTCGAAGGCACCCCCTTGACCGTTATTCCGCAACTCGGCCGCATCGCTCCAGTTCAGGAAGGTGCGGATCACGTCCGGGTGATTGGAAAACAGGTCGTAGAAACCGTCGCCACACAACGCATGGACGCGGGTGCTGGAGGTGAACGAGCCTTGCGCAGCGCGCGCCATCGCGCGAGTGATGCCATTGCAGATCGGGCGCAAGGTGTTGGCGACGCCGGCGGCGAGATTGAACCCCACCTCCGGCGCCTGCTTGATTCCGAATTCGTCGAACCAGTTGTACAGCACGCTGCCATCACCGGGATTCAGACACAGACCTTGCACGGCGGCCAGCCGCAGGTATTCCTTGGTGTACTCCACCGAAGCCAGCAGGCCAGTGGGGCCGGAAAGGCGGCGCTCCACCTCTTCCATCACCTGCATCAGCACGGATTCCTGGCCGAATTCGCGAATGCCTTGCAGCTCCTCGGCGTAGACGGTGTCGTCATGCATCAGCCGCGGCACGTCGAAGTATCGCATTTTGCGCTTCTCGGTGGTGCGCTGGGTGCCTTCTCCGCCGCGCTCGCTGAACGGGATCAGCACCAGCTTGCCTTGCCGCTCCTCAACCGCCAGCGCTTTGGTGCGGATCGGGTTGGGGTCGAAAATGTTGAGCTCACCCAGACCGTTCGGTTGGTACGGGTTGCGCTGGACTGCATCGGTCAGCGTGATGGCCGAGAACGCATCCTGATGAAAGATGTCGAGGATATTGGCGGGCATGGATCAGCCTTTCGGGAATAAAAAAACCGCCCGGAGGCGGTTTTTCTGGATGGGTGCTGGCGGTATCAGCGGACGAGGATGTGGGGTTGCGCCAGTTGGGAAATGGCGACCGCCTGCTGCGCGGGCGTGATGCCAGGCGGCCACAGCAGTTCGGAACCATTCACCTCCGCCAGGCGGGTGACCGCCAGCGCCGGCTTCGGCCCGGTGGTCACGTCTTTGGAGGCGAAAAGCACACCGGCGGCCACTTGCGAACCATCCGTCGCCGCCGGATTCAGCGGGCGCCACTGGCCAGCAGTGCCCGGCGACGTGACGGTGATGGTGAACGAATCACCAACCGCGAACGGCGTGCTGCCGGCCGCTACAGTGAACACCATGCCATCGGCGTCCAGCGCGGTGCCGACAGGCAGGTCCACGTTGTTGAAATTGCCCGGCCCGGTGATGCTGAACACAGTCGGCGCCGTCAGCGTGATGGTGAACAGGCCCGCCGGGGTGAAACCAGCTTGCGGCTGCGTGCCGATGGTGAGCGTGCCGTTGCCGACGTTGGCTGCGCCAGCCGCAGCGCTGGCGACCGGCGCGGCATTGCTGGCCGAAATCTGACCCAAGACGGTGCCGGCCAGGACCATTTGGCCACCAGTCAGCAGGATCTGGTCGCGCGATTGATGCCCGGAGGCTTCGGAAACCAGGAAGCCACCGTTATGCCACCACTCTTGCAGCGGGGCGACAGTAGGGTTACCCATATATCAGTCCTCTTGATCGGAATAGGTTATCGACGGGCCTTGGCGAAGACCTTGTCCCACGCGCTGGCCTGCTGAGCTTTGCCGCTGGGCGGCACGCCATCGGTAGCACCCAACTGCGGGTTACGCGCGGCGCGACCGGCGTTGCCAGCCGGAGCGCCAGCCGGCGTATCGCGCAACACCGCCAGCGCTTCGCTGCGCGTCATCGAGCTGTTGAATGCCAGGTTGGCGGCCAACACCGGGTTGCGGGCGGCCGCCTTGCTGCCGAAGATGGCGGCGCAGCGAGCGCGTTCGCGCCGGCGGGCACGGGCGCAGGCGCTCTTGCCGTGCATTTCGTCCTCGTCGTCCTCGGCGTCCGGATCGTTGTCGCGGTCCTCGTCCTCGTCCGCATCCGGCTCTTCGGCACGCTTGGCCTTCTTGCCGCGCTTGCCTTTGCCGCCATCGCGGTCATCGTCGTCCGGATCGTCGCCCTCGGCGCGACGGCTGCGCTTGCCGTCGTCGTCATCGTCGTCCGGATCATCGCCTTCGGCGCGCCGACTGTTTTTGCGGTCATCATCGTCCAGATCATCGTCCTCGGCGCGGCGGCTGCGCTTGCCGTCGTCGTCATCGTCCTGGCCGGAATCGGCGCGACTGCCGCGGGAGCCGGACACGCCGGCGAGATGGGCAAAAGACAGCTTGCCCGACAGGCTGCTAAGAAAAGACATGGATATCTCCAGAGGGTTAGCCCAGCTTGGCCAGCAGGGAACGGAATGCGGCATCCGGCGCCATCACGGCGTCAGCAAAGCCGATTTTGACGCCGGCGGCCCCCATGAAGGTGCCAGCCTGGGTGCTGCGAACAGCGCGGGCAGAAATGCCCCGGTTGCGGGCGACGGTGTCGACGAACAGCTCGCCCATCTCATCCACATCAGCCTGGAAATCAGCCAGCGCCTCGGAGGAGAGTGGCCGCACATCGCTGCCGTTCGCCTTCTTGTCGCCGTAGTGGATGATGGTGACGTTGACGCCGGCGGCGCCGAGCGCCTTGGACATGTCGACGTGCATGCAGATCACGCCCACGCTGCCGGTGCCGCCAGTGCGCGGCACGATGATGCGATCGGTAGCGCTGGCCAGCGCGTAGGCGGCGCTGTAGGCGTTTTCCGTCAGGATGGACCAGATCGGCTTCTCGCCACGCGCGGCGTAGATGGCGTCGGCCAGATCGAAACAGCCCGCCACTTCACCGCCCGGCGAATCGATGTCGAACACGATGCCATGCACCGAGTCATCCGCCAGCGCCAGGCTGAGGTTGGCGCGGATGCCGTCATAGCCCGTCATGCCGGAATACGGCTGCATGGTGCCCAGTTTCTGCACCAGCGTGCCGCTGACCGGGATGACGGCCACGCCGGCGACCACCTGATATGGTTTGGTCTCAGCCGGCGCGCCGACATCACCATCCCAGTCGTCCAGCGCTACCACGCGGCCATTCGCATGGAACAGACGCGCCAAGCCGAAGCGATCGGCCAGCGCCGCCATCACCACCTCCGCTTTTTGCGGGGTGATGGCCAGCGGCACGTTGAACAGCCGCTGAGCCAGATGTGGGTAGTTGATCATTGCGGGGTTGGGCTTTCTTCAGGGGTTGAGGCCTCGGTGGCCGGGGCTCCATACCAATCAGGCAGTTTCAGGCCGGCTTCCTTGAATTTCCGAACTTCCAGCGCGCGCTGATCGATGGCTTCCTCATAGTCGAGGCCTTGCTCCGCGCACTCGCGCTTCAGCGTTGATAGGCCGGCGTCCATCTTCAAGACGGACCCCTGAGGCTCCTTGACCGGATCCACCCAGCCTCGGCCGACGCTGAGCCATTCGCACCGCGCATATTGCGTCCGGAATTCAAGGAAATCCGGCGCATTGCGCGGCAGCGGCAGGTCACCGTTGTCCATCGCCTCATGCAGCCAGGTGGCGTACATGGGCGAGGCCGTGCCGATCTTGAATTCGGCGCGGCGCCGCTCCAGCGTTTTCCAGCTCTCCAGCAGCGCGGCGCGCGCTGACGAGTAGTTGGTGCGGGACCAGTCCTGCGTGATCTGCTCCGCCGAAATGCCGGAGGCGGCGGCGAACGTCAGTTGCATGGCGCGGACGAACTCGCCGAATCCACTATGCGGATGGGCGGCGGCCACGGTCTCGATGGATTCGCCCGGCGCCAGCGTCGGGATGCGCGCGCCGTTGAGCATGACCGGCCGCGCCTCATGGAAATCGGCCCGAAGGTCCTGGTATGCCGACAGCTCATCACTACCATTGATCGCCTCCTCCACCTGAGCGGAATCGAACGGGCTGGTGATGTAGGTGCCGAACGAAGAGGCGATGGTGGCGGCCTGTAGCTCCACGCCGTAGTAGCGCGCCAGCATCTTGAACCGGCTGAGCACCGACGTGAAAATGCCGATGCCGCGGTTCTGCCCGGCACGATCCCGCTCGAAATCGTGGATGACGCGCACCCAGCCGTCGTCATCCTCGCGTTCTATCCGCTCCCACTCGTTGGACTCGATCGCGTTGTACCAGTCGTTCTGGTGGGCTTTGCGGATGTGGTAGGCGATGGGCACGCCGTCGTCGTCGATTTCCACCCCATTGCGCAGGTATTTGGTGTCCACCATCTGCCACGGGTTGGACAGCCTGTCCGGGTCCACCACCAAGTAACAGGTTGCATAGCGAGCGGCGCCGGGATAGACCCTGTCCGGCTTCCAGTAGTTGACGATCAAGCTGTCGCCGTCTACCAGCTTGTGCCGCAGCCCCAGGCGAAGCTGCTGCGACACCGTCAACTGGCGCGACAAGTCGTTGTAGCGGCCGATGTCGTCGGCAAACCCTCGCCACAACGCTTCCACCACCTGCTGGAATTCGTTGGCCCATACCGCGTCGAATTCCCTGATACCCGTCATCGTGGCCAGCGCGCGGTAATCCGGCATCGACGACAGGCGCATCGACACGCCGACGGTGTTGTCCAGAATGCGGGTGACCGCGCCCTGGGCCAGACCATCGTTGCGCACCAGATCGCGGCTGCGTGCCACCATCCGGTCGCGGAACTGGTTGATTTCCGCATCCGGCGAGCGGATAAACGGCAGCCAGTCGCCCATTTCCTGCGTCGACCAGCTGGAGGCGTCATACGGAAACACCGATGAACCAGCCAGCGGAAGGCCTTCCGTTCTGACCGTTGAGTCGCCGAACGAAGCGCGCGCCGGCGGCAGCGGGCGGCCATCCGACCCCAGCAAAGTGATTTGGTTTTCCATCAGAACACCGGTCGGATTGGCCTGCGCCTCCTCATCCCCAGCGCGTACATCAACGAGTTGATGTGCTGCTGCAGCTGGGCCAGGTTGGCGCGGGTATAGGTTACGGATTTGGTGCCGTCGCCCTGCGTGTACGAGTACGACTCACCCAGGCCGCCGGTACTCAGCCGGTGGAGCGCCAGCTGCGCCTCCGTCAGCCATTGCTGCAGCGTGGCCTGCGGGATGCCGGTGAAGTTGTTGGTTTGCGGCGTGAACACGACGTGGGCTCCTATGCCATGCGACGGACGAGAGAGCGCTTGGCGGCCGGCAGCTTCGCCTCTTCGGGCAAAGCATTTGAATGGGCTGCCTGCTCAACTTTCACCGCGGTTGATGTCGAAAGTTGGTTTAATTTCAATCCGAAGTGCAGCAAGCCACACAGCGCGCCATAGGCGTAGACTCGGCAATCGCTCGCCTCGTTGGCCTTGCCGGATGGTTGCTCCCATACCCGGTAGCGGACGCCGCCGGTTTCTTTCACCACAATTCGCTCTGCTGTTATCTGGGCGAAATAGTTGATGTCTCGGTCGGTAGGGAAGTGCATGTAGCCAGGGCCCGGCACCTCCAGGTGCAGTCGATTTCTGATGGTGTCCTTGGCGGCATTCACGCCCAAGATAATGGGACGGAAAGTCGCTTTGGTTCGCGATCGCGGTCGTTTAGTCGGCCAGACGGGGTTTCGTTGCCCACTCCGTGCCGACTCTCCCTTGATGGCCCAAACTTTTCGCCCGAGGCGGGCTTTGGCGAATTCGTACACTGCCTGGGTATGGTGGCCGCCCGAGTCGATACACGCGGCCATTGCACTAAAGCCACGACCATCGTCCCGCCGCCATATCCGCTTCAGGTACTCGTCCAGTTGTTTCTGAGTTTCGGGCTCGCTCATTTCCCCATCGATCACGTGGTAGTCGATGGACCAGGACTCTTCATTGCGCCCCCAGCCTACGACCTCCATCTCCAACCGATAGTCCTGTACGTCAATGCCAACGGTAAGAACAGCAACGCCGTCCGGCACTTCGCCTGGCCAAACCTCGCAGCGCGCTACCAGCGACTCCAGGCGCAGTTCCTTGCCAGAGTGTGGGCGGTGCGGCAATCCCATCTGGGTGTTCCACCATGCCTGCTCTTTGTCGGCGTCGCCTTTTGCCGCCAAGTACTTCCTGGCGATATCGGCCGGCTTGTCCTTTTGCCAGGGGCTGAAGAGTTTGCTGGCCTGGTATCCCGCATGTGAGTTGTCGACTCCCCATTCACCACATTCCGGGCACTTGGCGCGGTATACCGCGTGCCGTTCACCATCCCACCAGTCCCAGACTGCTGCGACTGAGTCTCCGCCGGCCTGCTTCGCCTGTTCATACAAGTCCAGAGGAGAGTGCCGATGCCCGCAGCAGTCAAAGGGCCTTGTCTGATGCCACCGGGTGGTGCGTAGCGCGCGCAGGCGCTCACCCTCAGACCAGCCTGATCCGCAGCAGTCGCAGTAGATTCGCGCAGTCTTTGGATCGTGCCGACCGTCAGGCTTGTCCCAGTTGACGTGCTTGAAAAAGTCCAGGAATACGCGCTCGCCGCAATGCGGGCACTCAACCGAAGCCCGCCGTTGATCGGACTCTCCATAGCTGTCGGCGATCCGGCTTTCATCCTCCAGAGTGGGGGAGCAGGCTCGAACTGAAAGCCAGTTGACACCGAATGTCGCAGTCCGTTCTTCAGCCAGCGTGATTGGGTCGCCCTCGCGCGTGACCGGGTATTTGTCGACCTCGTCGGACAGCAGAACGCGAATGGGGCGCCGAGCCAGGTTGTCAGGACTACCGGCGCCGGCCAGCGCCAAGAATCCGCCAGGGAATGACTTATACAGCAGGGTCTCGTCTGCATTTCTTGTCTTGCTGGAGCCGATCAGATCGCGCAGCGCCGGCGTAACACGGATCAGCGGGGAGATCCGCTCCTTGGAGAACTGCTCAGCGGCTTCATCCTTAGGCTGCAGCAGCAAGATGGGGCAGGGGTCCAAGTGCGCGAAATAGCCGAACACATTCTCGATCAGCGCCGTTTTCATCAATTGGGTACAGCACATCGTGGTGATGATGTGCACGCCGGGCTCTGTGACTGCGAGCATCGGGCCGCGGGCAACTTCGACCGTAGCGGTCTCCCAGTTGCCGGAAGTGCTGCCGGCCTCCCGCGCCAGTTTGCGGTATCTGTCAGCCCAGGTCGGCACGCTGATGCGAGGAGGCGGCGTCCACCCGCGAACAAAGGACGCGCGGAGTAACTCAGCCTTGGCCGAAGTCCCCCTCAGGGTCACCGAGCTGTTGAATGTGCTTGTGCGCATGCTCGGTCAGTACCTCAGTTACACGATCGGCCTCGAGTCCGAGGTCGGCGGCAACCAAGGGGCCGACGCGCGCCGGCCAGTTCAGCCAGGCATCGCGCGCCGCCCGGGCACACTCAAAAAGCACCCCCTTGGCCACTTCTATTTCAATCAGCTGCCCGGACTTCTGCTCGTATTCCAACTGGCGGAGCAGGGCGAGATAGTTTTCCTTGATACGCAACGCCTCGGCATAGTCGCGATCCGGCACCGCGCCGCCGGCAATCATGCTGCGGGCGGTTTCCTCAAGGGACTGGTGTACGTTGCCATCCGATGCGAACTGCGAACTGCGAACACCCTGCGAACTGTTCGCACTTGTGTTCGCAGTGTTCGCACCCTTTGCGTTGGCCTCGCGCCATGCTGTGCCCACCAGTCCCGCATCTATCTTCCCCCCGTCCGAAAGCACCAGCCTGCCTTGTTTTACGGCACGGCGTACCAGTGTGTCGGAGCAATTTTCTCGTCGCGCAAACTCTCTCAGCGAAATCAGTTCAGACATGGGTGCGAACACCTTTCAGGACCTATAGCTGGGGGAGAATCGCGGTGCGCAATGCCCGTGGAACTCCACCCCTACGGAAGGACCCGCCCGGGGCCTACCGAGCCGACGCCAGGGCCCTGGCCAGCGCGTGCCCCATCTCGCGGTTGAAGTGCCTGTTGACCTGGGCGATGGCCAGTTCGTGGTAGCCCAGATGGATGTCCACCGGCAGCGCATCGCCGAATCGGATCAGCAGTTTCAGGTGACCGCGCTTGTCATCCATCACTTCGTTCAGACCGCGCAGCTTCTTGCGTTTGCCGTTAAGTAGCGTCACGCGCCGGGGATCAACTGGTCGCTGCCACACGCCATCGACGATGCCGCGCCTAGTCTTGACCTTGCCAATGAAAATGTCTGGTCTGGCTCTTAGTCGCGCCAAGGTGCCCCGTGACAGCTGGCCGTAAGCGTTCTTCTTGATGTCCTTCGGGTTCAGTAGCGCTTTGCTGTTCAGCACGTGTTCGCCGCCGGACTCATACGGTGCCAGATATCGAGCGGCTTGGTCCTTGATAAAAACCATCGCCTCTTGATTGCTCTTTCGCGCCGCGCGCACTCCGACACTATTGCGGGTAAATGGAGTGGGGTTCTTGAACTTGCTGGCGATCTGTTTGGATTCGGCGGCCTGAACGGTCTTGGCAACTACGGTCAAGGCCTGTGCTGTAGCGAATGGCAGCTGGTCGCGCTGCATCAACGTCAGTTTCCTGCGCAAAGCTTTGGCATTCGAACTTACGGAGATGAAAGGGGTAGGCATGTTTGTTCTGAGTGCCGTAAGAGCTGTCCCGTCGGACGGGGTTGGGTAGGGCGGCGGACTGCTACGCTCTGGCTAAACAACCTGGAGCCGATATGGACCTGCTCGATGTTACGCCATTCGTTCTGTCATTCATTCGCCTGGGCGCGCTGCTGCTGATTGCCTGCGCGGTCGGCGCCTTCGCGGCGTTCTACGTCGACCACCGCATGGCGCTGATGGAGTACCCGATGCACATGCGCAAGCGCTACCGCACCCTGGCGTTCGAGTTCAGCACGCTGGCCGTTGTGGTGCTGGGCTCGCTGGAGACGTTCCTGGGCTGATCTACACCCGGACCATCTCCGGCACGCGGTGGCGGGGGATGATGATGTAGTCTTCCTTGCTCAGCCGCTCGAAGTAATCGAAGCGGATGGTAGTAGGTCCGATTTCTCCTACTCTGGCGGCGCGCCCGGAGGCCATCAGCACATGCTGGCCTTCGCGCAGGTGGCAGGCGTCGAGGACGGCGCGGGCGTGTTCCATGTGCATGGTGGGCTCCGGAAACGACAAAGCCCCGCGCAGTGGCGGGGCCGGAAATGGAAACAGCCCGAACTCTGGACGTAGTTCGGGCTGCTGCAAAAATGGTAGTTCTGTAACATCCGGCATGTCAAGCGCTACGTAAAAACCACAGTCCGGTGATTCTCTGCAAAACCGGCTTGCTATGCCATTTTGATTGATATATTATTCAAACATAGCAGGACGAAACAGCAACCAACCGGAGAAAAGAGATGTCTGCCAACCACACCTACGAACAAATCGCCTCCGACTTCCAACTGTGGGGAGAGTACTTTGACACCGCTGCTGAAATGACCGAAGAAGAGTTCAATGCAATGAGCACCGAAGACAAGGTGGCTCTGCAAGTTCAAGCGTTTGGCCCCGAGAATGAATGAGCAGAAAGACAACCGCGGCGGCGCTCGCAAGGGTGCCGGCCGCAAGGCCGAGGATGGAGCGATCGGCCTTGTCCCCCATTCCATCGCGATGACGCCAGATGACAAAAAGTGGTGTCAGGACGTGGGCGCCGCCCGCGTCCGCGCCATCATTCGCGCTGCACGAGAGGCAGAGGCTGGGCTCGATGGGGAATAACAGCGGCTGGAACTGGCATGCCCACCTGCCACCCCCCACCCCAGAGAGTGCCGCCGCGTTCGGGCAGATGGAATTCCTCGACGGCCTGCGGGTCTGGTTTATGCACCGCACCGGCGCGCCGCTGACCAATGCCCAGCTGGCCGAGGTGGCCATGGTGTCGCAGAACACCGCCGAGTCATGGCGGACAGCACCCGGCCTCGCCACCCACCGCGCGCTCAGTACGCGGGATAGAGTACTGATCCTGCTGCGCCTCGCGAACCTCGCCGGCAGCCGCCGACCAGGCAATGCGCGATTGGCGCGGTGGTCCCTGGCTGAGGACCAGATCATTTGCGCCCACTATGCAGTGGTGGGCGCCGTCGGCCTGGTATCCCAATTGCCAGGACGCTCTGCTGAGGCAATATCGATTCGCGCGGGCCGGCTAGGTGTTGCTGGGCGAGACTGCTCGGCCCTGTAGCGGCGTCATCAGGCCGTCCTCCGCTCCACATAGCACAGCCTATCCAGCACCTCCGCCATCGGCCCTTCCAGCGCCGCATAAGCCTGATTCATCATGCGCTCCAGCTGAGCCACGACGCCTTTACCGTAGCGGTGCAGCGTCATGTGGCTGAGGCCGTGCCGGTCGCCCAGATCGCGGCAGCCTGGCCCCTCACCGGTGGCCCACGTGCGGATGATGTCCAGGTCGGTCTTGTAGCCGTACTTGCCCGGGGTGTGCGTGGTCAGGTAGACCATCTCGGTCTCGCGCTGGACGTGCAGTGCCCACAGCACGGCGCGCTGCTCGAACGGCAGCCGGCTGATCTTGGCCATGACCATCGCCGACTGCGCCTTGAGGTCGTGGGGTGACAGGCCATCAAACGCCGGCGCCACGGCCTCGCCGAATTTTTGCACCTTGACCATGCTGGTGGTCTCGATCTGAAACGCCCAGCCCACCAGCGCGCGAACCGTGGAAAACTGCATATCACCCCCCCTGTTTCGTTGAATCTTCTGCTCAGGCCGCGAACAGCGCGCCCTGGATTTCCTGGACCTGCACTGTCACTCCCGGCGTGGCGCCGTACCGCTTGCGCACCACGATGTCGCAGGCCTGGACGTCATCCACCCACACCACGCCGTTCATGCCGTCAAACAGCGCCTTGACCACGTTGTCGGCGTCCGGCTTTTTGGTCGGGTATACCTGGTTGGTGAGGGCCGCTGCCTGTTTCCGTTTGCTCCAGCTGGTCGGGATCGGCAGCACCATGTGGATGGTGACGTCCGCGGGTCCGGTCAGCGGTGCGCGGCCGGCCATGGCTGCCTGGGCGGCGAGGGCGATCATCCCCTCATAGCTGGCGGTTTTCTCGGGGGTGTACATGCGCGCGAATTTGCCGCCGCGCGTAGACACTTTCGGCCGGCCTTTGCCGACAGGCGTACCGGGTACGGTGAAGCGGATCGCGGTCATTTCTTGATTTTCCTCTGGCAGTTCCTGCAGCGATCGGCGCCCTGGGCCTGGATCAGACCGACTCCATTCGTCTCCACGGCACCGAGGCCGCACGCGCTTTGAATCACGCCGCCATCGAGGCGAGTCCAGTGGTGGGCCAGGCAGTGCCGGCCGACGAACGGCATGTGTGCCCAGGCCGATTTAGTTTCAGCCGGTATGCGGCCAATCCAAACGCCATGTTTCATTGCGCCCCCAGCTTCAGCTGGATCAAAGCCAGCAGCCACAGCGGGGAGGTCGCCAGCAGAGCGGCGACGAGTAGCGCGCCGGCGATGGCGCGGCGCCAGGTCGAGATGCGTTTCATGCTGCGTCCTCCATGGGGTTTGTTTTCGGCAGGTAGGCTTGCAGGGCCTCGGGGACGGGGCGGCCGGCTTTGGCCAGGGCCTCGGCCGCGTAGCGCTTGCCGATCGTCCCGCCCTTGTACACGCCGCGGGCTACCTCATCGGCGATCTTGAGCCAGTTGTCCATGCGCTGGCCGTGGCCGCTGGGGAACTGCATGCCCTTGGCCGCCTGGTGCACCTGGGCGATGTGAACCTCGGCTTCTTCGCGGCTCATCGTTGGCGCCGGCAGAGCGTCGTAGCTGTCGCTGGCCGGCGGGGCGTAATCGCGGGAGCAGCAGGCCTGGACGAACTCGTCGGCGCTGGGCGGGTAGCGGAATTTGCTCTCCAGCCCGTGGCGGATGTCGGCCGGAGACAGGTTGCGCAGCTCATGGACCCACACGTCGATGGCTTCCAGCAGCCCGATGTCCATGCCCTCGTACGGCAGCCCCTGGTCCTTCGGGACGCGCTCGCCGGAGCGGAATTTGTCCACGAACGCATTGCCGAAGCGGCCGCGTAGGCTGCGGAAAATGTCGTTCACGACATCGCGGTCAACTTGCGAGTGCTGCATGCTTGCCTCCGGTCAGGTATTGCTGGCCGACGCCGATGGTGTCCATGGCGGCGGCGCGTTGGTCGTGGATGGTGTTGCCGGACTTCTGCGCGGCCTGGACCTTGGCGTCCGTCACGCGGTTGCGGTCTGCGTTGAACTGGCGCTGGTCCAGCAGCCACTTGCGGTACTGGGCTTGCCAGGCAGTGTCATCTGCGCGCAGGGAGCGGGCGGCCTGGTGGTGGGCGATGAATCGCTCCATCTCGGCGTCAGGGTCAAGCTGGAGCTCGCCGGCCTTTAGGCGGCTGGTTCTGTCGGGTTGCAGGTCTGCAGGGACGGGGATTCCGGAGGAGGTGTCACGCGTGCGCTCACCCACCGAACGTAGTGAGGTGGGTTTATTCTTGTCTTTATCTTTATCTAGCGTGACATCGCGTGACTCGTCGTGACATTGACGTGACATGTCGGCGTCACGCGCTTCTCTCTCACGCTGTCGTTGCTCTCTTTTCCGCTCTGTAGCTGACTTTGCGCCGGATTCGTCACTGCCTTGGTCCTCGCGCTTTGGCTGGCGCTTGTCCCAGCCAGACAGCTCCAGGCCATCCAGTACCCGGCCTTGCATGGCAGCCAAAACGGCCTCGATGTCTTCGTCTGTCACGTCGAGTGCGCTGGCGAGGTCTTCCGCCGTGACTGTCACGTGACCTCGCGTGACATTGCGTGACGCATCAACGAGCAGGTGCAGATAGACGGCTTGCACCAGGGCGATGGGTTGTCCGGAGATACGCGCGATCGTCCGCCACTTGGGGTCATTCGGCATGTCGTGCCAGAGTCTGAGCCATTGGTTGCTCATGGCTGCTGCTCCGCGTCTTGCGAGGTTCGAGTTGCACTCCTGGCGGACCGGACACACAGCTGGCCAATTAGCGCAGCAACAAAAGCCTCCTTGTTTGCGGCACGAAGGTATTGCTGCATCAATAGTGCCTGAGCGCGGTCGGGCCAGTTCTTGATATGATTCGAGATCACCTCGTCATACTGAACAATCATTTCCAGATTGGAGTTATGCATGGCTGTTCTCCTTCACGACTGCCCGCACTGTCTCGGTAAGTCTCTTGGTTTTGTTGCAGTGGGGTCGAGCCTGCACCAAGTGCGCCAAGGGTGGTGGAACATCTTTTTCCAATGCCCATCGTGCTCTGGGCCAATTTGCGCGATTGCTGAATGGGTGCACTCGATTAACCCCAAAGACTTCCCTGGGAACCTTCGTAGTCGAGAGGCCGCCTCCTTCTTGCGTGCGATAAAGGTATTCTCGGAAGTCGGTATTTTGGAGATTCCAGAGCATCTGCCTGGCAACGTTGCAAGGGCATTTGAAGAGTCTGCAAGCGCTCGCAAGACGAGCTTGCACTCGGTTGCCTGTGCGGGGTATCGCCGTACGATGGAATTGGCTTTGAAGGCATTTGCGCCAGAAATAGAGGCGTGGACGCTGGAAAAGAGAATCGATAAGCTGGCCTCTGAAAATAAAATCACTCCAGCCTTGCAAGAGTGGGCGCACCAGCTTCGGCTTGACGGTAATGAGGCCATCCATGGGGATGGAGAGGCTGATGAGGCTTTGTGCGATCAGATGCATGAACTCACCCGGTTTTTGCTCACATACCTCTACACAATGCCCAAGCAAGTCGAGTTGGCTCGACAGCAAGAGCACGACGGGGGAGCAAAGGCGGCTACCTGATGGCGGTAGGCCTAAGGTCACATCTGAAGGGTTGATCTGTTCGCTGTGCTTGTGCATACTTGTCCTCGCAAGTCCTCCGAACAACCCCCGCGAGCCGCGCCAACGGCGATGACCGGGGGTTTTGTTTTTTCCCGCGACGCCGCGGGCGGCTTACTACACCTGTTTCAGCCGGCGCCGGCCGGCCACTGTCTCAATCGTTGCCGGCTTCAGCTTCCGCGCGCCGGGCAGCGTGTACGCCATCAGCTTGGCCTGGGTGTCTCCAGGCCGGAAAACCACTAGCACCGCATCGAACGGAGCCTTCTGTGCTGCGCCCACGAATTGCAGGCGAGGGCGGAGGCACCGCACTTCAGCAGCCAGAAACACGTTCCGATGCCACCAAAGAACCGACGTCCGGGCCGGGACCAGGCAAACGACGGTGGCGCCCTGTAGGCTGCTGAGCCTGGCCTTGTCCATCCAGTGCTTGGTGACATGCCCGAATGGGGGATTCATCCAGACGGTTTCATTGCTCCAGTCCTGCGCCAGGCCGTTCTCGGCCGGCGTGTAGAAGCGCGCGCATTTGGCCGTCTTCTCCGTCGCGCACACGTCCACCGTGAAGCCGAATTCGGCATTGAGGGCGGCAAACAGGTCTGCCGGCGTCTCCCAGTCGTCACGGTCACTGCGGAAGTGGATGGCGGCGTCAGTCATCGGTCAACTGGGCCAGGTCGGCCAGGAATGACTGCAGCTTGTTGATCTTCCGGCGCAGGGCGGCACCAGCGTGCCCCTTCAACTGGGCCAAGCCGCGGCGCTTCTCCGCCTCGCCGTCGTGTCCCTTGAGGCTGTCCGAGATCATCTGCATCAGGCCGCGGTCGGCGGAGTCGATCTCCTCAGGCACCGAGGTCAGCATGTAGCCGAACTCATCTGCCAGGGCCTCCAGCATCCTGTGATCGTTGGTCAGGCTCATCAGCTCGACCATCTCCTGCATGTCGAACCATCTGGAGTTGTCATCCGGGTTGGCTTTGGCCCGGATCACGCCGGCATAGCCGCCCATGCGCTCGGCGATGACCTTTGAGCCGCCCGCGCTGTGCACGGTCTTGTGTGCCGCGTCCCGCCAGTTCATGGGCATGGGAGTCCTTTTTGATCATTTTTTCGGGGGAAGGGGTTTGCCATACTTCACTCAGGCCGCGAACCAGGGGACTTTGCCCAGTCTTCCTTGTCCATGCGGTCAAGCTCTGGGAAACGCCTGATCAGCTGATACGCACTTCCGTCAGGCACTAGCTCTCCCCACTTGGCAACTGCCGCTGTGGAGACCCCGAGCGATTTAGCGATTCGGGACTTGACCCCACGGCCATCCCCGAAGTACGTCACAACGATAGCTGTTCTCATGCTGGGAATGATAACCATGGTTTACATCAAGTGCAATCCTGAGTTTGCGAAAATTCCGCTAACCTTGGTTGACATGGAAAACACTCTTGGAACCCGGATACGCAAGGCCCTTGAGGCTTTGAGCGTGCAAACCGGAAGCAAAAAAACACCCAACTGGCTGGCGATCCAGGTGGGCGTGTCACGCCCTGCGGCGTACAAGTGGATGAACAATCCGAATGCGGGGATTGAGGGTGAAAACCTCTACAAAGTGGCCCGCGCATTGAATGTCAGCGCAGAGTGGCTTGCGTTTGGGCGGGGCGAGATGCAGCCGTCTGCAGGTGGGTACGTGGAAGCCAGTTCCGTTGAAGAACTGATAAGACAGATCAAGGCCAAAGGCCCGGATGCGGTGCTTGAGGTGATCAAGGGCTTGGCAGATAACAGCGACAAGTTCACCAACTAAAAAGGCGACTTCTCAGTCGCCTTTTTATCTCGTCCGTTTCAAATCTTGCCATCCCTGGCAAATACTTCCTTCAGCGCATGCAGCAATGATCGCACCTCACCAAAATGGATGAGTTTCAGCTTGCCATGCTCATCGATTTCAAGGCTTAGGAACGCCCGCCGGGGGCCTCTGGCCGCATCATCGGGCCTGTAGTGGTGGCAATTTTCGGTGTGAATGCAAGGTTCTGCGGTACTGCTGCTGCAACTCATAACCTACTCCGTTTCGTGTGGCGAGCGTTTGTCCGGCGCCGGCATGGGCGTCATGTCGTTGTCTGTAAATTTTCCCACTGACTAGACAAACGGTCACTTCCGAATCGGAAGTAAAACGATGTATGCGTATTTCTACGTAGTTTTCAATCAATTGATTGAAATAGAATGAGCAAAATTCATGCTACTCACAGGCACCAAATCTGTACATGAGTTGCTCCACAGTCCGCGCCCCGTAAAGGGTCATCAGCTGTTTTAAGTGATAGTCGACCCCACGATTAGTCATGCCTAGGGCGGCTGCGACCTCGGTTTTTTTAAGCCCTTGGTTACAGATCAGGTCTATCAGAATTTGCTGATTTTTTTCCAATTTGGAAGTAGCCCGCTGGCCGGCCAAAACTCGGTAGGCGACGTCGGTGACATCGGGGCATAGCAGCTCGAGGGTGTGGCGCAGCTCCAGATCCTGCTCCACGTGCTTGCCGATCATCGACAGGACGATGCGGCAATCGTTGTATTCGGCGACGTAGGACATGCCGTAGTCCATGCCGAATCGGCTGCAATCGCGCAAGTACGCCCGGAATTTCTCGTTTGGACTGACCTTGCCGATCAGGTGGTGCGACCAGGGCACCGCCACGCCGGGTAGGGCGGAGGCGATGGGGTCGACCTCGTGATAGGCCCGCGCGGCATACCGGCTGAGCCACCCCTCACTCCAGCCGAGGTTCATGGTGGTGGACGGCTGCAGGCCGCTGTCCGCGCAAAACGCTACCAGGATGGTGGGCGCGTCCGAGATGACCTTGATCATCGCCAGCGCGGCGTGCAGATCCTGTTGCGTGCGAACCTTGAGCAGCATGCGCCGCATAACGGCCGTCAGGTAGACGGCGGAGCCGGGCTTGGTCTGGAACAGCTCCAGGACCTCCGGCAGATTGCTGATGGATTTAGTCATTATGGCCTCCCCGATAGTTCAGGTTAGGCCATTTCAGGGCGCAGCAATATCCTGCGCTAATGATTTTTTAGCGTTTGGTGGTTAATAGCAGCTGGATTAGCTGCCAAACCTCATCAGGCCCTTTGTCCAGCAGCTTCTCTGCCAAATCCTCAAGGGAGCTGGCGGCGACATACGGCGCGCTTGCTGTAGGCTCCGGGCGGCGCGATCCTTTGCCGTCTTCAATGTATTGCGGGGTCAGGTTCAGCGCTTTGGCGAGGTCCAGGATGTGCGTTGTGCCCTGTACGTTGTCATTTTCCAAGTCGGAAATCGTTCCGCGGCTGACGCCGACCTTGCGCGCCAGGGTGGTCTGCGACCACTTTCGCGCCATTCTTTCCTCTCGGATTCGTGCACCTCTACCGTTCATTGCAGCATCATCGGCCATCGGGATGCCAGTATGGCTTCGGGTTGTGCCGGTAAACTTGCAGGTAGCGCCCATGAAAAAGCCCGCGCTAGGCGGGCTGGGGCGCCAGGTGTTTTTATCCGAACCGTGGTGGGTCAGGCCTGACGTTGGGAGTAGTGTGGCCGCCGGCCGGCGGCGGGGTCAAGTAAGGGAAAACCCGCCAAACTGGTTGGGCTGCCGCCTAGCTTACGTTCTTGGCAATGAAGTAGACAGCGGTGACTAATGCCGATCCGAAGCCGCAGACGAAGGTAACCAACTTCCAAGTCTGGGCGTTGATCTCCTTGTGAAGGTCGACCCTCAGCAGGTGTAAGTCGTCCTTGGTGGCCATCGTATTTTCAATGACGGTCAAGTGCGTCTCAACCCCCGCTAGGCGGTCACGGGTGGTTTCTGCGATGGCTTCTAACTTCGATACGCGAGCTTCCATGTCTCCATTATGGGGTGGGCCGCCCCCGTCTTCAAGGGGACGCGTTTTTTTCGAGTCGAAGGGAACGATTTTCCTCTCAGCCATTGTGGTCTACCACGTCATCGAACGCTTCAATGTAGCCGCACGTGGAGCATCGGTATAAGCGGACCGTGAAGACGCCTCCCGAGACGGAGGTTGTGATTGCCGGGTTACCTTGCGGATGGCCCGCTGCAGTTTCTGTAAGGAAAACGCCCATATAGCCCCACGCGTGATGCGCGGGGATCCGCTCCATCTCTTCTAGCTGTCCATGGCCGTAACGGCACTCAGGTGTAATAACCATCTCTCCCTTTCTGGCATAGCCTGCTGAATTGACTTTGTCATTTTCCTGCTGCTTTTGGTGCTGCAGTAGCTGCTCAGCTCCCCACCCACCAGAACGCCCACTCGCCCAGCACCAGCAGCATCGTCACCAGCCGGCAGCCGGCCGGGTCCAGCGCCGCGGCGTCGCCGGCGTAGTAGAGCGGATTGTTGGCGGCGGTCACCTGGGGATCACTACCTCGGCATAGCACCGGCAATCTCCCTCCATGCTTGCAGTGGGTACTGGTCAGTAGGACTCCTGCCTTCTTACTTCGCGCCAGAAGCCTCCCCGCCACGGCTGGCGGACTGCTGCATGTCCCGAATCAAGCTGTTAAACGCTAGGCCATTGGGGATTACATAGAGCGGCCCCTTCTCTTCGGCAGGATATATCCCGAATGTAAAGGGGAAAGGACCACCTTTTAGCACCAATCCATCATCCCGGGTGAGCGTTGAGGTTGCATCCGCCCCGCATTGAAGCACCCCGATAGAGTTTCGATCGGCGGCCATGAATGCTCCCAACTCAATTTTCAAAGCTTTGCGGAGCTGTTGCTCATCAAGCCTTCCGGTCTGATCTTCGCTTTTAATTTGCTTGATTACTCCATCTGCAACCAATTTTTTGAGGACGGTCTTTGCTTCTTCAGACCAGCACTCCTCAATCTTCGGTTTCTCAGCGCAGCCGGCCAGCGCCAGCGCGGCCGCCACGATCACCATTGTTGTCCTCATTCCCGCCGCTCCTACAGACTATCTGGTGCGCCAATGCCGATAACATCACACAGCACCGGGGTGAGATGGTGGCCAGTTGCAGCATGGAATAGGGTGCACTCCACTCGAACCCTCTTGCCTTTCAACTGCTTGAATGCACTCCACTGAGCCTTGTCCTTCAGAACCAGCTGCATCACCCGAACTCCTTGCTCCGGAACTTCATCAGGGTCTGGATTCTGTGCATTTGCTGACGATGCGTTGATCGGCTGATCGAGTTGTAGTGCAGGGAACGTCACGGTTTTTTCTTTACCGTTTGTGCAGCAGTCAACCCCCTTCCTTTCCACCAGCGTTCCCGCAAGTCCCACCATTTTGTCGTACTGGACATCAAGAGCCATGGCAGGTGTAGCTGACAGGGCAAGGATGGCTATCACCAAGCTTTTGTTCATTTTTATCATCGCCAAGTTTTGACGTTGTCATTTTACAGCACTGGAGGTGTTGCATAAATGCAAACCAAAGTTAGTCAAATATTGAAACCATGGTTGACGTTAATGGAAACCATGGTTTACATTTCGCTCACACCACCGGCACGCCGGAACGATCTTGAACAAACCGCAGTAGCAGACGGCACACCGCCCACCGTGACCACCTGGCAGCAACCAGTGGCGAAGAGGGCGGATAGCGCCGGCACATGATCGGATGCAACCAGCGGCGTCAGGCGGGGATAGAAACCTGCAGGGCGAGCGGGAAGCGGCAAGGCCGCAAGATGCAGATGAAGGGAGTGGAGTCGGGTGGTGTAGATGGGCTGGCGACCACGGCCAGGCGACCGAGCAAAGGAAGCGAACGGGTGGAGGTGAGCCGTAGCCCACGGAAAGGCGCAGTTTGATGCCAGCTACCGCACCCTATTGAATTCGGCCCAATGGCACGGGCGGCGAAGGGCAACGAGGCGGTCGCATGCCAAGCGACGCCGGACACGTAACCGGCAAGCCGCTTCTCACGAGGCGGCACATTGAAGCGGCGGCGTGGAAGGACACGCAGGGTAGGTAGCCGCGGACCCGCACCGATCACGCGCGACTGTCGAATGGGTGCAGCCGGTATCAAGCCCGGCCCGCTTCAGTGTGAGCAGCAAACAGGCACGCGGCGGGCCTGCACCGAATCGCTGATACACCGGGCCGCCGTGTGCGGCCCATCCCTGAGCATCTTGCCCGCAGGGTGCTCAGGGATGCACCCGCATCCTTCTCCTCGTACTACCCCGTTTGCCCGGCCCCCCCGCGCCGGGCTTCTTTTTGCCCAATCCCGGAGGTCAACATGATCGCCCACGCTAGCGCGGCGCCGGCCGCCGCACAGATTACCGTCCACACCTGCCAGCTGCAGGCGGCCAACTCCGCCAGCTACGCGACACGCCGGCTGTCGGGTTATCGCGTCGATTACCAGCAACCGCGCACCCGGCGGCGCGCCGGCCTGATCGTTCTGGCCCGCAGCATGGGCGAGGCGCTGGACCGTGTTGACGGCCTGATGCCCGGCTACGTCATGTCGGGATGGGGGAGGGCGCGGAAGTGAAAGCCTTCATCAAGAACACGCTGGGCGGCCTGCTGATGGTCGCCCTTTTCTTTTCTGCGCTGACGCTGGCGCAAATTGCGGAGCAACTGAAATGAGCCTGCAAAACCTTTCCTGCGCGGTGCTGAATGACCTGTGCCGCCACCTCTCCAGCGCTGACCGAGATGAGCGGCTGGTGCTGGCCGTCGAGCATGAGGCCGATCTGATGCTCTCCGACATCGAATGCAGCCGCGGCATGGGCGAGTCGTTCATGGACATGCTGCTGAGCGGCGCGCCGGCGGAGCTGATGGGCGAGCTGCATCTGTACCTGGGCCAGCAGCTGCTGCGCCGGGTGTTTGACAGGACGGACCTGGGCCCGCACTACGACCAGTTGGCGCGCGCGGCGCGGGCGTTTGTGGATGCGTCGGCGGCGGCAACGCTGGATCGGCGGGTTGAGAGCGACGACCCGGAAGAGGATGAGAGGGAGGCGGCGTGATGGCGCACAAGGGAGCAAGAGAGCAAGCGGTGGAAGCGCTTCAAGATTGCATTCGTTATGGCAGCCTGCCTCGGCAAGTTCGTCATAAGACGGAGCAGGCAGTGTCCAGGCTGGAGCAAAGCATCATCCACGCCCGCAATACCGCAGAACAGCGCGACCAGCTGCTGGCGGCACTGGAGCGCGCAGTGGCCGAGGCCGTGGCGGACGATCTGGACGACTGGTTCGCCAATGCCAAGGCCGCCATCGCCGCTGTGAAAGGGCCGGCAGCATGAGCGCCACCACAACCCTGTCCAGCATCCTCTACGCGCAGCGCCGGCTCTCCAACGAGATCGAGCTGTTCGGCTCGCTGCCGCGCACGCAGCAACAGCTGACCCCTGAACAGAAACGACGGCGTGATGACGCCTGGCAGCGCCGAATGGCGCGCGAGCTGGCAGGGGAAGACCCGATAAACGACAAGGCCGCCTGAGCGGCCTTTTTTCATGGAGCAACCACCATGACCGCCACATCCCGCGAGGAATGGCTCGCGCTGCGCAATACCGGCATCGGCGGCAGCGACGCCGGCACCGTGCTGAACGTGAACCCGTATAAGACCCCGCTGCAGCTCTATCTGGAGAAGCGCGGCGAGATCGAGCCGGACGACATCAGCGAGAAGGAAGCCGTCCACTTCGGCAACGTGCTGGAAGACATCGTCGCGCAGGAGTACAGCCGGCGCACCGGCCGCCGCGTCGAGCGCTGCACCACCACGCTGCGCCACCCCAAGCACCCGTTCATGCTGGGTAATCTGGACCGCCTGGTCTGGGAGGGCGACAAGCGCCCGCAGCACCGCGGCGAGATCCGCACCCGCCACCTGCTGGAGTGCAAAACCGCGCTGGGCCGGTTCATCGACAAATCGGCATGGGGGCCGGACGGCTCCGACGAAGTGCCGATGACCTATATGGCGCAGTGCCAGCACTACCTGGCAGTCACCGACGCCGAGCAGATCGACCTGGCCGTCCTGCTGTCCGGGCCTGAGTTCCGCATCTACCCGATCAAGCGCGACGACGAGCTGATCACCGCAATGATCGAGCAGGAGGGCGAGTTTTGGGAGCGCGTGCAGAGCGGCAGTGCGCCGGAGATGGACTACGACCACGACACCACACCGGACCTGCTGGCCAAGCTCTACCCCGGCACCGACGGCAGCGAGATCGTGCTGCCGGATAGCGCGCTGCACTGGCAGCAGGTGCTGGCCGAGGCGAAAGAGCAGGTCAAGCTGTACGACAGCATCGCCACCGGCGCCAAGAACCACCTGCTGCACCTGATGGGCAATGCCGCTATCGGCAAGCTGCCGGACGGTTCGCAGTTCACCCGCAAGGCGATCACCCGCGGTGCGTACACCGTTGACCCCGTTACCTATATCGATTTCCGATTCAAGAAAGCCAAGGAGGCCGCATGAGCGCCATTATCGAACACGAAAGCATTACCGACGTGCCGGCCTACCATGGCCACCAGACGTCGACCACCGCGCTGGTGCTGGACGACGGCAGCATCGACCGCATGATGCGCCTGGCGGAGATTATGGCCAGTGGCAAGGCAACGATTCCTCAGCATCTCCGGAACAACTCCGGGGACTGCTTGGCAGTCGTGATGCAGTCCATGCAGTGGCGGATGAACCCGTTCGCCGTGGCGCAGAAGACCCACCTCGTCAATGGCACGCTGGGCTACGAGGCCCAACTGGTGGCCGCCGTGATCAATACCAGCGGCGTGACTACGGGGCGATTCCACTTTGAGTGGTTCGGCGATTGGACCAAGGTGATCGGCAAGTTCGATATCCGCAAGGGGGACAAGGGTGAGTATCGCGTGCCTGGTTGGAAGCTCGCGGACGAGGAAGGCCTGGGTGTACGAGTTTGGGCAACGTTGAAGGGTGAAACTGAACCGCGGGTTCTGGAGCTGCTGCTCGCGCAGGCTCGAACTCGCAATTCCACCCTGTGGGCCGATGATCCGAAGCAGCAGCTGGCCTATCTGTCGCAGAAGCGCTGGTCGAGGCTCTATGCCTCGGACGTGCTGCTGGGCGTCTACACGCCTGATGAGCTGGAAGTCGTTGCGCCAGAGGAGCGCGACATTACGCCGCGTGCCAACAGCGCGCCGGCTGCTGCGGCGTCTTCCTCCCGCGCCAGCCAGCTCAAGCAGAAGCTCGGCGCGAAGCCGGTGCCGACCGCGCTGCCGGGGCCGAGCCTGGACGATGTTCTGCGGGCTATCAGCACAGCTGGCGGCAAGGCTCAGATGCAGGCAGCGAAGGAGCTGGCGAGCAAGCTGGGCGAGCAGGAATACGCAGTCGCCGCGGAGCACTACCAGTTGCGCGTTGAAGAACTCCGCGCGCAAGCGGCGGCGCAGGTGCCTGCAGGCCAGGCTTCAGGATTCGACCTCACCGGCTTCAAGACCCGCATCGCCAACTGCAAGGACGTGGACACGCTGGACCTTCTGGCCGACGAATTCAGCAGCATCGCTGACGGCGCGGATTTCGAAGAGCTGAGCCAGATGTACCAGGCGCGCCGCGGCGCGCTGGTGGGGGAGTAAGCCATGGCCTGGTTCAAACAGCTGTCGTTCTACCGTCTGGCCGACACCGTTGACCAGTCCACCCTCTCTGCGGCGCTGGAGCGGCGCCCGTTCCAGCCCTGCATGGGCCTGGATTGGTTCAGCGAAGGCTGGGTGGCCCCGGCCGGCCACCTGGACGCGCCTGTCTACGCAGAA